ATGGTTAGGGAGGGGCTTTACAAAAACATAAATAGATTCGACCGTCATTTTGGCAGTCTTTTTAACTTTAAGTATAGTATATTTATGGTAGGGAGGGGTTATATGTTCAAAAATAATAAGACAAAAGTTCTTGTTATTGTTGTTTTAGCTGTAATAATTATTATGTTGTTTAATAGTTGTAGAGATGAGATGGATAAAGTTGATATGACCAAGTTGTCCGTTTCATCACTAACCGCAGCTGTACACGACGCAATTGGAAAAGAAGCTTCAGACGACAAAGATAGTATTATACAAGCCAAAATTGTAGATGGTACAGATGCCGTACTTGAATTAAATGGCCCTTTGGCAATAAGTGAAAGTAAATACAAAAAGCAACTTTTAGAAGCTACTGAAAATATTATCAGAAATTTACAAGATACTACCGAAGAAATGGAATCTGTTAAAATAATTTGGTACACTTCTTTTACCGATGACTATGGCGAAGCAAGTAACGAAAAGGTAATGACACTTAAATTCTACTCAGAAACCATAGATGAAATTGATTTTGATAATTATTTTGATAGCGAAAATTTAGAAACTGTTTCAGATTATTATTGGGTCGATCCAATAATTGATTAATTTGAGATCACCAATACGGTGGTCTTTTTTATTTCCCTAGCCAATTGTATTTTGTTACATCAAAGGGAGGCTTTACACTCGCCTTTTCTTCCACAGGAGACGATTTAACTTTCATACGAAGCCAATTATATCTAACTAAGTTAGAATGGCAATCACGACGTTTCTTGGCTTTATTAAACGCAGTTTCAACTACTGCTCTGATTGTAGAAGAAACACGCAAATGGCTCAACATATCCATAGATACTTTCTTTATTGTATCTTTGGCTAAAATGAAATCTTCTTTTGTCTTCATTGTTAAAGCTAAGGAGATCTCATATGCTGCATTTACGATTGGCTCAGCAAATGGCATCATTCGTATTACATTGAATAGTGATTGCTGATATTCATTGCCATATTGTTTTATCTTTTGCTCTTTGCTCTCCTCACTTACAGGCTCATTAACCCTATTACTGTATATATTATTATTTTGTAGTGCTTGTTTTAAAAGATTAAAAGATTTAATGCTACCTTCTTGCTCAACAACGTTCAAATCCTTATCCTCATTGGCTTCATTCGCTTCTTCTCGATACATCACACTCGATACATCATTCTGTGGCAAAAAGTAATAAACGTTAGCCCCTTTGATTCCGTTAAGCTTTACTTTGTTTTCCTTGCCGATAATTTTTAACTCAACCAGCTTCTTAATCGCACGGCTGACAGTGATTAATGAAACACCTACTTCTTTCGCAATCGTTTCATTTTTTAAATGGCAAGCGCCGGGGTACCGTAAGCAATGTGCTTTTATAGCGAAAACGATGGCACGTTCCGACTTGGTTAATTCAAAACGGTCTTGATCTATACGCTCACTTATTGCTTTGTCCATTTCTTCCACAGTTTCAAATAATGAATATTGCTCCAAGTATTCAAATGCCATCGTTCTCACCTCCCTCTATCATTCTATTTACATATTAAATTATAAAATGTACTTTGTAAACTATTTAGTGTAATTTTAATTATAATTATTTACTATGTAATGAAAAGAGTATAAAATGGAATTAAGAACAAACTAAGGTGAGGTGAAGTTTATGGAATTGACAGTTGCTGAAAAAATACGCATTGTTCTAGGCCGACAAAATAAAACTCTCACAGATCTAGCTGAAATTCTCCAAATGTCGCGCCAAAACTTAAATAACAAAATGAAACGAGACAATTTTAGTGAGAAAGAAATTGAAGATATCGCCCGTGCATTGAACTTAGGTTTTGAAATTAATTTCATCATGGAAGATGGCAAGAAAATATAAACATAAAAAACCGCTCTCCCATCAACTGTGGAAGAACGGTCTTTTTTATGTACTTATTCATTTTGGAAATCAATGAGATCTCGTATATCCTCTAATTCAAAAACATCTGCAATTTTACATAAGGCAGTCTTTGGTACACGTTCGATTTTATTATTAACTAGTACAGAAATTGTCCTTTGCGTAAGACCTGTCCTATTACTTAATTCTTGTTGTGTCATATTTGATTCCTTCAATAATTGTTTCAACTTAATCTCAATTCTATGCTCCATCATCTGCCCACCTTCAGAACTAATATTTATACGTTAAACGGAAATAATTTATTTGGACAAATTCTTTTTATACGTTAAACGCATAATCTATAACTACTAAGGCGTCTACCCACCTAACTACTCATACAAATGCTCCTTGACTATTTCGAGTGGGCATCGTCAAAACCCTTTATTTTCAATGCCTACATATCAATTTTTAAATGCTCACTTGCTGCAACTCTTACTACGTAAGATAACCACCGTGGCGCAAACCATTTGAAAGGAGTTATTCGATGATCTTCGAATTTTTAACAACAAGCATTTTTGCAGGAATTGCTGTAAAAGCATTTTTGAAAAAACAAGATTTGAATGAAAATGATAGTGGGAAAATCCAGAGAATTATTTCTTTGAGTGGTTTAAATGTAAAGGATGGAAAAGACACTTTAACCACTCAACTCGTCCATAAAAAGAAGCATAATTGGGGTTGGGAATACAAATACAGAATTCCATTAGGCAGAAGTTTTGATGATTACCTAACTAAGCAGAAAATAATCGCTGATGGTTTAAGCAACAGAAGTAAGCAAATTACATTCAACGATTTAAAGGCTTTGGATTTTGATGATGGGATTCTCAACTCACTAAAATCACTGTGGAAGGAAAGGTTATCTGAATCAAAAGAAATCGAGTTAGATTTCGATGGTTTATTAATCATTCGTGTGTTCGATAAACCTCTAGGTAAACGAATTAATTGGAATGAAGAACTTTTAAAAACAGGAACATGGTCCGTTCCAATTGGATACACTCGAAACGGAAATGTTATTCGCCATGATTTTGATAAAGATAAACATTTAATTATTGCTGGTGCAACAGGTTACGGTAAGAGTGCTATTTTAAAGCTTATCTCCACTGTTTTGATAAATCAGCAACCAGATAATACAGAATTATCTTTGATTGATTTAAAAGGCGGTTCAGCCTTCCACAGATTTAGAAATTGCAAGCAAGTACAAAACTATTCGAGGGATCCAGAAGAAGCCGAAAAGATTTTAATAGATATTCAAAAAAGGATGAATCATTCATTTGAGAATGTAGTTGATAAGGGCTTTGAAGATGTGAAAGAAGCAAAAGTGAAAAAGAGGCATTTCGTCATTATTGATGAAGCTGCCGATTTAACAGAGTATAAAAAAGCTATGACGATAATTACCGACATTGCTAGACGAGGACGTTCCGCAGGATATTACTTAATCTTTTGTACTCAATATCCAACAATGCAAGTCATTCCTCCACAAACAAAAAGAAATATTATAGCTCGTTTATGCTATGTGGTTGATACTGATACAGCTTCACGCGTTGTTTTAGATGAATCTGGTGCTGATAAGTTACCGGATATCCCAGGGAGAGGCATTTATAAAAATACCGTTAAACGTTTTGTTGTTCAATCACCATTCATTGCAAATGAGGAAATCCAAGAAATAATAGAGCCGTACATTGAGGTAGTTAAAGAGGAGGTTCAGGAGAACATTGCCGAAACTAAGACAGTTGTCACAAAGGGAAGAAAGCATACTGTCACTTTTGAAGAAATTTGATTTCCTTACTCGTGATCAAATACGTTTCTATTTTGGATTGGGTAAAAAGCGTAATACAAATAGAGTGCTAAATGGTTTGTCTGATTATCTCAATAGCATTAGAGATTTTAGTCAAAGTGTTTACTACCTTAATAAAATTGGTCGGGAATATGTTGGATGTGAAAAAGTACGAAAGAAAAGTAGTAACGTTCAGCATTACATCATGCGAAATGAGTTTTACTTTTATAATAGTTGCCCTAGCGATTGGAAAAATGAAATTAAAGTTTCAGATGGTCATTCCACAGTTATTGTGGATGCCATGTATTCAAAGTTAGAAACAACACACTTTCTTGAAGTAGATAATTTACAGCCAATGTCTGAAAACCGTATCAAAGCAAAAAGATACTTAGAATTATTTCAGAACGGTTTACTTGCTGAAGAACTTGGTCACTTCCCCACCCTGGTATGGCTAACAACCTCTGAATTAAGACGGATGCAATTAAAGGAACTATGTAAAGACCTTCCTGTTTGCCAAGTGTATTTATATGACGAGATTAAAGAATAAAGGAGAGATGAAATGTTTTTCAAGAAGAACAAAGTGGAAGTCGTGCCGGAGAGTGAATGGACTGATTTTGGTAGCCAACATGCTACGCGTAAGGATTTAGCTATCGCTGCATGTGTTCCTACTGTAGCGAGTTTGGGAATGGTCGCATGGAATAGTTTGACGAAGGTTTCAACACCTGTAGAAGTGGCTGCAGTGACAGGTCCAGCTATGCCACATGGAACACCAGATACTTATACAGCGATACCAACAGGCGCTGTTACAGACCATATAGCAGGCACTTCATTAGATGTGCTTACAACAATTATGAATCCTATTATTGATATCCTAGTCGCCCTAGCGTTGCCTTTAGCTAGTCTTATGATGGTTGGTGCATGTTTCTTCATAATACTTGGGCAAAAGGAGAAAGCCTACTCGATATTTTTCAACAGTGCGATTGGTTATGTACTGATCCAGATGTCGCCAATGCTTCTAAACATCTTAAAAACAGCTGGCACAGCAGTTCAACCACAATAAAAAATTCGTTGTATTCTAATTGTAGACGTAGCGTAAAAAGTTCTTTATAATAAGACAACACATTTTTATCTTGTTAATAGTATGAGTAGACGCGGAAACGTCTGCTCTTATTTTAGTTTCACTAATTAGATGAACTACCTTCTATAGATCTGGATATAAAAAAGTAGCCCTATTAAGGCTACTTTATATTTTAATCCCAGATGTCTACATCAATACCACATTGCATATTAGCATCATAAAACTTGATGTAAATTTCAGCTTTTTTATTATCGCCATCAACATATTTGCTGACATCAAATGTGTGTGTGTCTGAACCATTTACAGTACGAGTTCCTATAACTTCATCAGCATTTGATGGATCATATTCCATTAATTTATATTTAACTGTTGGGGTTTTACCATATTTAGTTGCTGTTACAGAAACTTTTAAATTTCCTCCACCAGAATATATTCTACCGGGTTTACCATTTTTATGATTTTCCAAACCCATGTTTACAGTTTGTCCTTTTTCAATGGGTACATAGGCAGAGTAAATATGTTGCCAACCAGCAGTATATAGCTCAATATTAGGAATTAGATTGCCTTTTTCTTCGTCACCTTGAACAATTATACTTTCATTTTGAACATTCGTTTTTTCCTCTGCAGATACATTAGTTGTAGATAATGCACTAAACGACATTAGAGATGCTGTTGCTAAACCAGTTAATATAAATTTTTTCACAATTTATCCCTCCATTAGTAATTTAATATAATTTAATTATGACATAAATTTTTAAATAAAAAAAGGGACTAAATACCAATTTAATCGTAAACTGGTATAAAGCCCTTTTGAACGTAAATTACCGGGTCGAAATAAGTATTTTGGTTATACTTCTTCGAAATTTTGGTGTTTATTTTTTTATAAGTAATATAATTTTGATTCGATTTGCTATTTTTCACATTTGCTGATATAAAAATACTTTTTTTATTTTTATAAGTTATTTTAAAGTAATACTTAGAATCTTTATTTGTAAGGAAAACGCTATTAGTTAAGTTTTTAGGCTTATCTAAGACTTGCTGGATGTCATCTATTTCGATTTTATTTACTGGTTTGGTTTTTACATAAGGTTGTAAATAGTCCGTCTTCCATTCTTGCTCAGTTATCGAGTCCTTTGATTGTACAATACTAAATATTAAAGCACCCAAAATTGAGAACATTATCAGTATTGATAAAGAATATCCTAAAACTGCGGAACCAGATTTTTTATTTTTTATAAATTCATAAATTGTTACTAGTAAGATAAGCGCCCAAAAAATGCAACCCACTATAGATATAAGATTAGTATCCTCACTTATCCTCTCATACATTAATTTAACTTTTTCAATATCCATAATTACTCTCATTCCTATAAGTTTAATTTTTAATTCATTGTACAACAAAAATAAAAATTTACCAAATTAAAATACACAGTGGCTGAAATGTACATTTTCGAAAAATAATTGCTAAAGATTATAGTGCTTGAACCAAATAAAAAACACGGCTAATCTCATGTTTCTTGGTCAAATGAGAAACCGTGTTTTTAATATTCTACACACTAATAATACTAGTGTAGGAATGAGGTTAGCTAAATTATAGCATTCAATATCTCAAAATATATATGTTAAAATTAACCTATTTCACCCTTCATATGAATTCACTTTTAAAATATCCAAGAAGTGAGCTTTAAATATCTCCCCATACCTTTGAATAGTAATCAACTTTGTATTTGGGTCCATCTTAGTAACCTTCCCAACAATCGGTTCATCTTGATTAAATACCGCGAAGCTATACATTTTGTTCGTATTCAAAGCCTCGTTCAATGTCATTGCTAATTCTTCTAAATCGAATTCGTCACGGTCAGGGTTTTGCGGATTTTTTAACTCTTTTTGGTTTTGGAAACCCTACAGACATGGTTATCTCTCCTTTTATTCGTGATATACCTTCTTATTAACATTTGCTGTTGTGTTATATTCCATATTTAACAATCGTTTTATCTCTTCGTAGTTGACCATATGGTGTTACCAATTCGTTTTTCTTTTTTATGTAAAGAAGATAAACAATTACTATTCACTGTCTCAGTAGATGTAAAAAATTCTTAAAGTATAGAGGTGAGATTGATTGTTTTTTCTTCTAAAAATAATGACTTAACTAATAAATTGTATACCTAAAACAATGAAAGCCCTACCTCTCTTTCATCCTTACGGCTCCTTGTCCGTGCCAGTGTGAATCAGGATTGCAAAAATCAAGTGACTATTTTATTTTGTTATTTGTTGAAACTTCAAACCTTCGTAAAAGAAATTAAATAATAAAAATGGATTAGATTGTAGAAATAACAAAAGAGGTTAATGCTCTAAAGGTGAGCTGGAGAAGTTGAATGTCTTTGAATTTATTTACTTTTAATAATAAAGATTTTTCCGAAGTTTCAGGACATTTCTGGGAGATGTAGTACATTAAATACACCTTAACAGAAACTTTTTATTTGATTTTCAGTAATCCCTTTAATTAATCCTAGTTCACTAATCAAAAATTCATGTGTGTTTTCTAACATTTTTTTTTCGCTTGGATTAAGTGCTTTTTCTTTCTTCAGACGTATTAAATCACGTACAACTTCAGTACTTGCTTGTATTCTACCCGTTTTTATTTTGTCCGTGTTCACTTTATATCTTTGTTTCCAAGGTAGTAATCTATCTGTTTCTCCATGTTGAAATATGTCTATGATGTGTTTTAATGCAACTATGTCAGTAACAGGGCGTATACTTAAACTCAATATTTTATTTGTTGGAATCATAACTTGCATATTACCGATTAGCATTTTTATGACATAGTACTGTTGTTTTCTCCCTGATACTTCCTTTTCTTCTATAGCTTTAATTATACCTACTCCGTGCATTGGATAAAAAATGTTATCGCCAATTTCGAACAAATAATCCACCTCCATAATGGTTACCTTCTTAACCTTAACACATATGTTGTTTTTTATCAAATTTTCAATAATACCATAAACCTTTTTCAAATGTCAACCACGTTTTATTTGAAAATCAGAAAGAGGACTCTATATCCCTTTCGGTAAGATGAATTCCGTCACTGCTAATCAAAGCACTAGTTCTCCAACTTGTTTTATAGCAGATCTCACATCAATTTTAAATACGGTCGCGGCCTCCTGTTCTATAAAAATATGAGATACCGCGTTTTAAAATTTTGTAACCCTCATAGCTTTGAATATTCAATGTACTCAGGCTTACCCTCCCCCATCAATATGTAATAAGCGTTCGTTAAATCAATTCTTCTATTTTCATTTGTAATTAAAAATCTCTTTCCCTCAACTTCAATTCTCTCACAGCCCCTAAAATCATACTCCGAATAATACATGTCTGTTTTGTTTTGTTCTAAATAAACGGCCATGAGATAATACAAAGCCAACCCTTCCTTTCAAATTTAAAATTCACTCCAGAGATGAAGATACCCTCTTTTACCAAAAATAAAAATGTATTAGCGAAAATATTAATCGAGAAACAAAACGAATTAGATAAAGAAAATAAATTAATGATAGTTTCTTCTTACAAGAAGAACAGAAAGCACCGAATTGTAAAAATAACACTTAAGCTGCATTTGGTCTTTTTTGTACAACAAGAAAGCAGGTAATAATTAAATAACCCGCTAAAAAATGCCACTAATCTTCATCATTTTATTTAGACATCCGATTCGAACTAAATAAAAAAAGAGAAACCTTATTGAAAAGATTCCTCTAGTTTTGTATATATTTCTAAAACGAACTAATTAAAATTAAAGTTTAACAATATTTGTAGCTTGTGGGCCACGTTGGCCTTCTTCAACTTCAAATTCAACTTTTTGACCTTCGTCTAAAGATTTGTAACCGTCGCCTTGGATTGCTGAGAAGTGAGCGAATACGTCTGCTCCGCCTTCAACTTCGATGAATCCAAAACCTTTTTCTGAGTTAAACCATTTTACTGTACCTTGTGTCATTTATATGACCTCCATTAAAAAAATATTAATACATAAGCTTTTTAAAGAAAAAAATTCACATATTACAAAAAGTACCGAACAAACACGATTACTCTTTGTAATATGTAAATTCAATTTATTTCTATAAAGGACTTTTATTACCTTAATAATACACCATAAATACAAATTTGTCTAATATTTAGATTCAGTAAATAAAAAAAGCCCTGTCCTCCACAAGAAGACAGGGCTTTGAGCGTATCAATGAATTCTCACAAATTGATTATACCATATTATTTATCTATAGAATAAGCTTTTACATATTTACGATTTGCTGTGCAATATCCTCCACAAACAATGAAGCGTGGAGTACCGTTTTTAGAGTGGGCAATATCAATGATATCAAGTTTCTTTCCTTCTTTATGGCGTTTCTTTTCCACTTTGAACTCTTTGTCTTCGTAGACACCAATGTCTGTTAGAGTGACTAAACGGTCGAATTTCTTAGTGTAATAACCTTCGTTAACTGGCTTAGAAACACCTTCGACTAGGTTTTTGACATATCCTAAATGCCCTGCCACAATTTTTCCGATAGCTTGGCACAATGCTTCAAAATTATTATGATATGCAGCTGCATCTTTTTCAGATGTTACAAAGCAAACTTCTAAAAGGATTGCTGGTTTATTAGTGTTGCGTAGGAAATACAATTCCTTTCGTTCTTTTGCTCCCCTGTCTACAATTCCAAGAGCAGCTGCCATAGCTGCGCTCATTTTAGCTGATAAGGTTAAAGCATCATAGTACAAGCATTCTGTGCCTGTAGCAGCAGGTGTAGCACTGTTAAAGTGGATGCTAACGTCTAGTTCTCTTGTCTTGCCATTGTGGAAGGAAACGATATTAGATAAATTTTGATCCTGTGTTGTAGCTGTTGTTTCGTGATATTTAAAGCCTACACCGTTGTATTCCTTAGTTAAAATGTCAAATACACGATTAACAACCTTTTTAGCCTCTTCATGCTCGTTTAAAATACCAATTGCCCCTGCAACCTTGTCACCATGTCCACTGCTAATTACAAATTGTTTTGCCATATTATTTCAACCCTTTCTTTTCTAATTCTTTTTCTTGGATTTTTGCTATATCGCTTACAACGTAAGTGTTTTTCCAGATTCCGTATACGACCAATGCAAATGGAACTGCTGCTAAAAGTACATTTGTGAAAGCATCGATTGATTCACCTGTATACCATTTCAAATCAATTCCTAAAGACTGCAAAAATAAAAGGACTGCTGATAGCAAGCCCCCAAATAGCGCGATATATTGTTTAAGCTTGTCTGTTGTCAATTAAACGACCTCCTATTTTAAAAATGCTTTAAATAATGCAAGGATTCCTAAGATAATAGTGGCTATTCCTCCTGAACCAATAGCGCCGTAAATAGCCACCGTTACTTTGCCTTTCAAGTCCAGTTTTTTAATCTGAATTTCTCTTTCAGTTTCCGCTTCATACTCCACTTGCTTTAAAACGTGATCAGCAAAAGGTTTTAGTAATTCACGTGTTTCCTTACCATCTTTCATCACTGTGACTTCCAGGTCTTTTTGCCCTTTTTGTACACCCATCAAATCTGACTTTATCGATGTCATTTCTTGCTTAAATACTAAGTGTTCTTTTTCTAATATTTCCAAGCGCGGTAAAATGTCCTGATGAATTACTTCACCGTGCTGTTGAAGCTGCACTTCATGCTCCTCTAATGTCTTATACATAGAATCCCCCCCTTCCTGCAATTCCATCTCCCCCATTCTCTCTATAATAAAAATACCCTCCACTGAAATTGTGGAAGGCAATTTATGAGTCTACTTTATATTTGCTTGAATATGAACGGAAAAATCATTACGTCTTGTTAATTCCCCTAAATTTATTTTCCCTTCATCTCTGAGTTTTTCTGCTGACTGGTAAGTTAAATCGGCTGCATTTTTGTCATAAAATTGAATTAACAGCGAATCCCCTGTTATTTCACTCAACCGTTTTAAAAGTTCAAATTTATCCATTAAATACACCCCCTGTCTCTACTAACTACGACAGAAAAGGCAATTTCCCTCCAATAAATATTGACCAATTTTTGGCATTAAAATAACGCTAGTATTTTATTCACTTGGAGCCACAGCCAATTCATTCCTAAGTGTTTGCCAAACTAGACCGTCGAAATACTCTAGTTTTCTATTTCTAACTCGTAATTGGATTCCACTGGTACCGGAACCCCCACTTGATAATTGGCTATCTGTATATTCTTTTGCTGATTTTAAAACTTGTGCATCTTTTGCATCTACTTGAGTTGTAGTGGGTATTCCGCTAAATTTTTCATCAGTATATTTTTTAGCACTCTGTACTTTCTCGTCAACTTCAAGCGTGGTTGCATATCCCTCTAAATTAATAGAAGCAATATCAGCAAGCTTTTCATTTGTATAAGTCATAGCTAAGTTTAAAACGGCTGTATCTTTTTCATTGACAGATTGTTCTCCTGCATCTAAACGCTCTTGTAAGCTACTAAAGCCCCCGCGGGCATCTATAACTTCAGCTGTCGCGTTGCCAGTAGTCAATCTATCGAATTCTTCTCTCACTGTTTGAGCTTCTTCAAAAGATTTATTTGCAATCTCTTTAGATTTAACAGCCAGTTCTTTTGCTAGGGATGATTCTTCGGCAGCTGTGTCTATTTTGTTAATTAGTTCTTGAACTTTTGTATTTGCGTCTTGAGATTGTTCCAAAGCTAAAGAACTATTCTCTATTGCTAACTTAGAAGAATTTATAGCTTCTTCAATGCCATCGCCGGTAATATTTTTTACTATTTCTTTTACAGCAGCTATATCATCCAATAACTGTTGAACTGAAACAAGAGTAACTACATTACCTACTTCATCTAGCGATTTTTCGATTGTTAAAACAAAAAAACCAGCATTCGGCGCTTTTATAATGCCGTCATCCTGATTAATCAAATGAACTTCAATTGTATATTTTCCTGCGGCTAAATTAGATGAAATAGTGAACGCAATAGAATTTCTTTCATAATCAATTATTGGCGGCTCTGTATTAATTAGTGCACGTTGATAGCCCACGGCCACTTCAATTTTTTTAAATGGTTCTAAATCGACAAACTGATTATTTTCATCCTTTATCGCCAATTCAATACGAGTAGCATTATCACCACTTTTTATCGTATCAATATCATTCAGTAACTCCACTTTCATCTTTCTTCTCACCCCCTTTCTTTAACTCATCAACTTGCTTTAATAACTCATCGACATGGTGTTGAGCCTGTTCTAAAAGAGCATATGCTTCTACTTTTTCAATTTCTGAAGTTGCAATACGCTTCCCTAAATCCCTGATCATACGTTGATAAATTTGCTCATTATTCATTTGTATTAGCCCCTTTTAATTCGGATATTGTACGTTTCATTTCTTCCATATCAACCAAAACCATCTCCTGGGTATATAAAATACCCTTTACCATCTGATAAAGTTCTTGAATCCCTTTCCACATCATACTGTCCATTTTATAACTGTTGATGCCAAGACCATCTTCCGATGCGACGGGTGATGAATATTCAGAGATAAGACCCATTTGCCAGTTATCAAACTTACCTTCTAACACGTCATTCTTTAATCTGTATTCACAAATTGTTAGATTTTCTATGATTGGTAAAGCTGGCCTATTCATCTCCTTTATATCTTGTTTATACGTATAAGAAGACCCATTCTCCCAAGAAGACCCTTTTGCTATTTGCCAGTTTCCAGCGGACGTTGTACTCCATCCAACCATACAAACTTTTCCGCCGGTACCAATCAAAGTGTTACTTCCACTACTACTGTTTCGAAAGTTTCCGCTCGCCGATACATAAGTTTGGCCATCTTGCGTGTAATAACTAGGAATAGATGATAGATAACCTTGGCTACGAACATAATCTTTTGTTGCAGCTTCCCAACCGTTGATGAACAATGACCGAGTAGCAAATATATTGTTCGCGTATAAATCGTAATAAATATCGTTTTCGTCAGCTATATGAACACCTGCGCCTCGTGGATTAATATATATTCGGGATCCGGCTGTTGACTCTAGAGCTAACCGACCAGAGGAAGAAATAGTTAAACCGTTTACGCTGTTTAGGTACTTTCGTGACATAAATTCGATGGTACCGGAAGCTTGCCCATCGTTATCCCCATCCATTTGGGTACTAATTCCACGAGCAGTATAGTAAACTGCGCCACCATTCGTGGTATCTTTCATTTTCATATGACCTTTATCAATAGTGACTTCATGCCAACCAGCTCTTGTCCCCTCAAGCCACGTTTTAGAAAAATAACCCCGACTTTTTAAATAGGCACCCTCAATCAACGTGTAGGCATTACCTGCAACAGTAGAACCACTTAATACCTTTGGAGCATAAAACGTCCCTCGTACTGTTGTATCGCCATCTAACACTATGGCTTTGCTAGAAATATAGGCACTATCGGCTTCAAGATTGATTTGGCTTATTACATCGCCTTTCATAACCCGCCAATTAATTTGGTCACTTAACTGTGTGAAAATGGCCGAAGTGTTAGAAGCCAAATTACTTACGCTGGATTCTAAACCGGAATAGGATTGTTTAACGGATGAAATTTCACTACTATTTTCATTCGCCATCTTGCTCAATGCTTCTACGTTAGCGAATAAACCATCGAGCCTTGTAGCTTCGTTCTTCATTCTTTCGGAAAGAGCATTCGCAAACTCCATAGCTTCTTGATAATCAGTTTGATTTGAGTCCCGTATTTTTTCAATGAAATCCGGATCTAATTGTTCTAAATCCATCTCCTGGACAATCCACTGTTCACCATTCCACATTCTTAATACAGGTGGTTTGACAGACGTATCTAACCATAATTGCCCTACTACCGGATGAGGTGGAGGGTTAGGACCTACAAAGATATCATTGGTGCTACTTAATGTCGTTTCGCTACTTGCCACTACTCTCATTAGCTGACACCCCCGGAATAGGTTCTTACAGGCTTATTCATGGCGTTTGCACCAAATCGGACTAGGTTAATCATATTCGTATCTAAATCCACTACAATCACGTCCCAACCGTCTTCCACGGTAGCACCGAGAGTACGATCATTCCCATCATTATCACGTGCACCTAAGCTACAAATACTCATAATGGTTGGCACATTGCCTAATCCCTCCCGTTTAGCTTTGTCACTATGCCAGTGACCATTAAATGCAGCTAGCCATATGCCTTTGCCACGGGTAGAGAAATCAACATTTACAGTGACTGCAAAGTCGCTATTTGTTCCATTACCACTATAGCTGGTGCCGTTTTGCCAAGCGTTGAATATACCAGCAACAATTTCGCTATTGATGATTGGCGTATCCTCCTGGGATGCAGCACCATACATAGCGTAGTGATGGAAAGTGAGTATTTTATAATCCTTCGGTGTGTTTTTGAGTTGTTCAATAAGCCAATTGATTTGGTCTTTTTGATAAGCTCCATATTTACGAGATTGATATTTATTTTTCTTGTCACTTCCCAGCAAGTCATACCGCAAATCATAACTATCAAGGACAAATACTCTTACCTTTTTATCCTTGATATCGTAGTAACAATAATTCGCGTTGTCTGTGGAAGAAAAGACAATGTTACTTTTAATATATTTCTTACTTAGAATTGGCTTCATTTCTGCTGGCTTCGTACAAGCCGTCATTTGATTACCTGCTGTTCGAACGTCACCAAGACCATTATCATCATGGTTTCCCTTCGCAAACATGACAGGACAATCTGATTCGTTTAGCGCATCTACAACTGTTTTGAGATTAGCTTTATTAAGATAGTTGCTTGTTTTTCCGTCCACAATGTCCCCACCATGGACCACAACATCACAATTAATTTGGTGTGTGACTTCCACAACATTGTTGATGTGGTAAAGTGACCGTAGCTTTGCTTGTTGGTCCTCAAAAGCATCTGTAGCATAATGAGTGTCTGTGATAAAGGGAATCACAATACTATTAGCTGTTCGCAATTTATTGACTTCACCAATCACTCGATCTACTTCCGTTTTGAAATAAGCAGTTGCTACATAATTGTATTCATCTGTTAAGTAGCTGCACTTGTAAGAAACATTATTTACAAAGTCGATGGCATCACAATAAATGGTTTGACCTACGCCTTCATTGGCCATTTCCCATTCAGTATCATGCGTTCCATTGGGTAAGATTTTCTCCCACTTGTATTGATGTGGCTCCCCGAATATTCGCATGTTATCCTTATACACTCGGGCTGTTAGTTGTGTATTGCCTACTCCATTTTTAATAACAATGCCATTACTACTGAAAATCTCTAAACGATAAACTGGATTAATGTTTTTGCTTACATCAGTTAGTTGAGATTGTAGCTTCTGAATGAGTCCAGGAACATCATTGTCTAGCTCAACATATTCACCAAGTACTACCGTATTTGCCCCCACATTGCTATATGAGGTTTGCTTTTCAATTACTCGAGCGCTTACCGTCATTTCAGGCTGCATAGCAAAGTCAACAACTCGAACACTATCGCCAAGCAAAACAGGCCCCTCATCATAGCCAGTCGTTTCATCTAACAAAGCTGGCTCGACTTCATAGTTGTAAATTGGATGATTCACCCTGTTTAATTCTTCACGTGTAGCTGCTAATAATGCCGAAGGGTATTCAGTTTCATACTCGAAGTATTTAACGAGATATTCACGGCCATCATTATAGATTTCATTAGCTTCTACATCGTAAAGAGTGTCTAATCCGTTATTGATAGAAGCGAAAGACAATCCATCTTTACCACGTGCCTTAATCGCTGTATACAGCTCTGTATCCACTTTTGTACGGGTTACGCCTTTTATATCACGTCGATATTCAAAACGTCTGCCTGTGTTATCTCTGCCCCTTTTTTCGACTAAATCAAAGTATTTGCCAACTATTCGACCATTTCTAACTTTTACATACGCATCGATTTCACCACGGTATGTATTGATTAAGTTTTGTAGTTCCTCTTGAGCGTTTGTAGTGCCGTCAAACACTAAAGAACGAATCTCACCAAGCCATTCAACATTACCTATTTCCCAGCCACTAAGTGCCAAAATATGCGACATCGCTTCTGCGAAATTAACATTAATCAGTTTCGCTTTAGATACAATTGTTTTATTCAAATCATTGATAAAAGCATTTTCAGAATCAACTGTTTTTGAATGAATATTTCCAATAGCTTTGCTGCTTTCACTATAGATTCGGAATAATCTATGTTTCTCGCTTTCATCTTCAAATAAAATAAACGCACCATTAACAAGCAATTGTGCCTCCTGGCGATCTTCCGGAACAGAGAGTGTATAAGTATCATCGAAGTTTTCAATTTTTTCAATCCGCATATCATCATAGAATGGACAGCTTTGTGCGTTGTCATTACTCAACGATGCAACCACTTTATAATTCAGGTTGTCATAACCTCGCGAATCTGTATGCATGACCAATAAGTTCAACTTATACACCTCCTAATATGATGTTGGCCGGTATGTAATCGACCAATCTAATCCATCGCTAAATGCAATTTCTTCTGTTAAATTTCCGTGGAGTTTGATCCAATCAATCCCAATAACTAATGCATCCATCCACAGCATGCCATTCTTGTACATGCGGCCTTTTTCACAATCGATGACTATTTCATCACCTGTAAATATAATGACTTCTGGCGATGTGCTAATCACTTCTTCTTGTTTATTTACGTTAATTTTTTCTACCTTTAAATCACAAAATGCAAGATAGTTTGGAGTATATGAAACTTCTATTTCATCTTCTCTAATATCTTGTTTAGCTGCAACTAGACCAAAACCACCGAGCAGGTTTTTAAAAGTACCATTTGAATCAATCCAAATCATTTCATTTCTCGATACTTCGTTACGTGTTTTAGGATCTAATGAAACAATAGTTGCGATAAACTTCTGGCCTATCTTTTCAAGAGCCAAGTACCCATAAAAGTCAGTGTACTTATTTTCACCCGAGTTTTCGTTCACCGTTTCCGTAATTGTTTGATAAGTATAAGTGACCTTGCCTTTGGAATCTGTCTTCTTTACTTTCTTTTTACCACTAATCGTTATTTTCTTATTCTTAGCATTTTTAGAGGCTGCTTTAAACTCACCCACAGTCTTTGTACTGCCGTCATTTTGATAAACTTGCATATAGGCCTCTTGCTCAGTCCCATCGCTCGTATCTTTTATACTTAACTTCCCTACACGTTTACCTGTTGTATCCAGTAAGTACAATTCAAGCTTCGTTTTAGAACGGTGATATTTTGAAATAGATTGAATTCTAAATGTTACTCTCCAATCTGTTAGTGCTGCTGTGAGCATACGCTTAAGACCTGCGCCATACCATACATCGTTCGCAACTTGCTTTTCTCCAAACGTTTTTACCTCGAATGCATCTTTTCCTTGCTGAAAATCTGATCCTTTCCCAATATGGCCATTTTCAATCTCCCATGATAGATATTTTGGGTCATTTGAAACACGTTGCCACAAACCTAAATTCTGAGCCGTATCATGAAAAACAGTTTCGTATTTTTCTACGATTGTTTCACCTGTCTCCACGTTTACTTGACCACCGGCATATACATATTGATCTTTTGTACTTACACCGATTTCAGTTAAGTTTTGCTTTGCTATAGCTCCAAATATCGGATATGTCTCTTGCTCACCTAACGGTGTAAGAAGCAACGTACTGCCTTCCACTTTTATTTCTTTTTGGTCCCCATAACGATAAGGATCACTACAAGCAAAAGTTAAAGTTGTTTGTAAATCATACCCCTGAAGCCTACTATACTCCCCAATTTCAGAAAACGAACCGTAATAAACCCAGTCCGGCATATCATCAAAATACAGTTCCTTTTCTACATTCGTATCTTGAATAATATAGTTTTCTAATGCTCGGCGTTTATCTTCCTGCTCCCGTCGTGTGGAAGCAAGGATTGTAATACTAATTGCAATAAATCTTTCCCCAATTGTATTACCAAAAAAAAGAACACCCCTTCTAGCTGGGATGTCCTGCGTTACCCTCGATAATTGAGGAGCCTGTGGAATACTGTCATTGATAAAAATACCGAGCGATTTAAACGATACGCCCCCATATATTATTGACATTGCGCTCATATTGTAGGCCTCCCCATCGCTCTATTTTTTCTTTGTTCTTCTTTGTTTTGATAGCTATCGACCACTTTAGTAAGTGCACGTCCATCTACAATAAAATCTGTATTCTTAGCTAATATTTGCGTTAATAAATCAATCTGTTGTTGCATCATGCTCATTTGTTGAGTAAGCAATTTAACTATGCCACTTTCCTCCACAGCTGATGATGCAGAAGAAGAATTCTTTCCAAGTAAGTTTTCTGCCGCATATGCTAATAAATCTAAAGCTCTGCTACGCATACCTGGCTTAGGCTGCAATGGAATAACAACTTCTTGTTTATTTCCTTCGCCAAGCATTGCTAAGTGCTGTTTGTTAATAATTCCGCCATCTTCATACTTAGCACCTGGCCAAGTAGAAATATGCACATGATTCATGTGACCAGTCGCCCAGGAAGGTTTTAAACCATTCCCGTATTTCCGACCAAACACTGTGTTATCACCGATTGTATAAGCTACCCCTGGCAACATAGAAGCCCATTTTGCAACAGCTTTATAACCACCATTAGACCCGAAACCACTCAAGTCAATAGCTGCATGTCTACCATGGTCATATGTGTCACCTGGTCTATGTCCGCTTGTCACAACTAAACCTCTACCGAGTGGAGAACTCATTACTTTTTGAGCGATTTGATATAAGGAATCATATACACCCCATTGGTTAGTAATAGCCGTATTACCTAGTGTAATATCTCCACCCATGGTTCCGAAAAGACCTTTAAACGCTTTTAACGTTTGCTTCTTTACCCAACCAGACATTGTGCCTGCAGTCCATTTATCCATGATCTTAGGAAACTTGTTATCGAAGCTAAATGCATTCGTCAACTTATCCCATGCAAATTTTGGACCCTTCATGACAAAGTCAAAAGCATCAAGAGCTTTATTTTTTAAATACCCTACACCATTTTTTACAAAGTTCCCTGTACCTTTAAGAGAGTTCTTAAACCAATTATCATCACCAGAACCACTTTTGTATGCAGGAAAATTATAACGGCTAAGAATATCTTTTGTTTTATCATGGGGAAGAACTGCTGAACCGCTTGGTAAATCTAAAACTTGTGGACCGCCAACACCAAGTAATGAATACCCTCGGTTTGGAATATATGAAAGCTCGGCTCCTTCCTCACCAACTAATGCAGTACCGCCTTTATGCTTTCCTTGATATGTCCCTTTCGCATAAGTAGCATAAGGACCCTTGGATTTACCGTTATATGCAGGCGCTTCAGGAGCTTTTTTACCACCAAAGAAACCAGTTAACCAATCCCAAGCTCTCTTGAAGAATCCAGTAAAGCTACTCCATGCTTTACCTATACCGCTCGTCTCTTTTTGAGCATTTCTAATGTTCGCTTCTTTTTGCTCTCGTGAAGCTTTAGTCGATTCCCTTTTTTGAGCTTTAGCATGTTTAATTACACCATTTCTCTTATCTTTCGCTTGATCAATGGTCTTTTCTCTTTCTTTTCGGGCATCTTCCACAATCTTTTTGTACTCTTTTTCGGTTATAACGCCAAGCTGATCACGCTGAATCTTCGCATATGCAACTTTTTTATTAAATTTCTTCCTAGCCTGTTCTACGGTTTTGTCATGTTCTTTTTTAGCAGCAACAATAGTATCACGCATTTCTTTGGTCGTAATATCAAAGCGTTGTTTACTACGTTGTTTATTTATGAGTGTTATTTCTTTTTCACCTTTAGCAGTATTTCGTATTTTAGCATTGTACATTTGCTTGTTAATATGAGTGACTTCAGCTTTTTCTTTGCTATTTAAGGCCCTTTTTTCTTTTGAAGCATTACTCATAATTTCGTTAATTCGAGCATTACCTTTATTTATTTTATCAACTTCAGCTTTATGCTTTTCATCTAACTTAGCGAGAGCTTGTTGTTTTTCCTTATCAGATAAAGATTTGTTAGAAGCCAAAGCTTTTTGCGCTTCTACACGTTCTTGTTGCTGGCGTTCTTTTAAAGTAGATAAAACACTGTCTTTCATTTTAGTGAATTTCTCTACTGTATCATTTTTAATTTTCTCGTTGATTACTGCATTAGACATCATAATTTGATTTAACTTTACTTTGGCGCCTCGGTATAGCTTGTCATATTCTTTTAAGGCTGCTTGTGTAGAGTCATCAATACCTTTAACTTTTAAAGATAAAGTAGCACCTTTTTCAGCTGCTTTTTTTGCTTTAGTTTTTTTGGCATTTTTATCGAATTCTTGCCCGATAATTGTGCCGAGTTTATCGCCTGCATATGAGCCGGCAATACCTCCTAAAGCTGTACCAAAACCAGGTATAAATGATCCTAATGCTGCCCCTATCGCACCACCTGTCATTGATCCAGTTGCTGAACCTAAACCAGACCATTTATCACTATCTTTTGATTTAATAGCGTTGTAAATTCCAAGCCCACCTACAGCTAAACCAAAAAGACCGCCTGCTTTAGCTACTTTACCAATAGGCAGTTGCCTTTTCAACAAGCCATCTTTTCCTACTTTACCTAATCCGCTTTTTATCTTCCTTGATTTACCTACTCGTGTATTTGGCTCACTTGTATATGTGTTGACGGGAATACTAGTTTTTCTTTTTGAGCCCTTTTTATTTGACCGACCGCTACCAACAATTTCTCCTCGCCTAGCAGCATTGTTTCGCTCGAGCGCAGTTGTATTGGAATTTAAAGCAATTGTTTCTCCATTGAGCGATTGAGTACTAGCTTTTGTCATTCCATTGAAGCTACCTAAATCGATTGCACCTCTCGATAAAAACCTTAAAACACTAGCTCCACCTCTGGCTAATTTACCGAAACCAGTAAACAATCCACCAATTCCAAGCCCTAGTAATCCTACTCCTACTCCAAGTGCTGTGATGCCAACACCAACAGCGGCTGCTGTAGAAATATATCGTTTAGTGTCTGAGTCTAATTTATTAAACCAACCACCTAATTTTTCTATAGCCTCAGCACCTTTTACAACAACGGGTATTAAGTTCTCTCCGAATGCAGAAGCCGCACTATTCAACTCACCACCCATCCGCTCACTAGCACCCTTGAGGGTTTCCATTTTTGTTGCAGCAACATCATCAGCTTTGATTTTGTTAATGGACACACCCATTTCATCAAATGCTTTTCTTCCTTTTTTAGCTGCAATCATAGCGCCTCGAATCGCATCAGAACCGAAGATTGTGTTAAATGCATTAATCTTCTGTTCATTTGATAGATTCTTAGTGGATTTTTGTAGTATATCAAAAACTTCCGCCATTGATTTAACATTGCCTTGTTCGTCGAAAAAGTCTGATGATAAATAGCCACTTGCCTTTTGCAAACGATTAAATTCTTTTTTCAACTTGGCTGTACTAGCACCCGCGCCTAAATTTTGTTTAGCTAACTCTTGGAACTGTTTATCTAAATCATAGATTGTGCGAGATGCGGGATGTAATCCTTTTTCAACTAGATATTTATAACCAGCTGTTGTATTGTACGAAGCAATGCCTAATTCACCCATCATATCTGCGGCCGCTTCAGTTTGTGGCGAAAGACGTAATAGCATGGTTTTCAAGGACGTACCTGCATCACTGCCTTTAAGTCCTGCGCCCGCAAATACGGCCAATGCGTTGTTTGTATCAGCAAAACTAAACCCAACACTTGAAGCCACACTGGATGCCATAGCCAATGAATACTTCATTTCTCCAACAGATGTTGCTGATGCATTCGCCGACCCTGCCAATAAATCAGCCGCTTTAGCCATTGATATTCCATCGTCTCTAAATGAGTTGAGTACTGTGGAAGCAATCTCGGCCGCATCGCCTAATTCAAGCTCACCCGCTGTGGCTAAAGATAAAGCCGATTTAAGTCCGCCGCCCATAATGGCTTCTAAATCAACACCAGCCTTGATTAATTCTTGCGCGCCAATAGCGACTTCTTTATTGCTGTACTTGGTTTCTACACCTAAATCTTTTACTAACTTCGTTATACCTTTACCGTATTGTGCCCATTCAGATGGTGCCATTAAGGCTTTAATATCAGCCATGGCTTGTTCGAAGTCCGCTGCTTGTTTAATGGTATAACCTAGCCCTAAACCACCTGCAGTAGCGATTGCTCCAAAAGTAGAAGTAATATCTCGGCCAGCATCTTTCACTTTATTGCCCGTCTCGATTGAACGGTCAGATAACCCTTTTAATTTCGCTTCTGCTTTCCCTAAGTTATCCGCAAACTTACCCATTCTAGGGCCAACGGTTCCAACTTTTCGATTAAGCGAATTAAAGGAGTTATCTAGCTTCTTTTGTTCTTCCACAAGGGATTTATATTTACTTGTTGCCTCTACAACTCTGCGATCATGTTCGCCAAATTCTTTCGTAAGCTCGTCTACTTTTTGCTTCTGCAGCTGGACTATTTGACGGTGCTTATTGCTCTGTTCACTTAGCCCCTTGAGTTTCTCTTTTTGTGCCGTGAAAGACAATCCGCTCTTTCTTAGGCTTTCTACATTTTTATCTGTTGATTTTTTCAGTTTAGAAAATTCATCTTCTAAATCCTTCGTTGAATTTTTGAATTCAATCATTTCGGATTTCGTACGGCTTATTTGTTTTTCCCATGAAGCCTGTTGAGCAACTGCAGTATTTATATCCTTTGCTAGTTTAGCCACCTGATCAGATTCAGCACCGAAAGTCTTAATTGCTTCGGCATGTCTACGTCGTAATTCTTCAACTTTACGTTTATTTACTTCAATGACGGTGCCTAACCCCTTAACTTTTTCACCTAAAGCACCATATTTATCTCCTGCTTGTTCCAAAACAGAAACGTTGGCTTTCATAGCAGACTGGGCAACCTTCAGATCAGATTTAATTCCATCTAACGATTTATTAAATTTCGCTGCATCCATGCCGAGTTCTATGATCATCCGACCGAGTGGTTTTTCTTGTGACATTGTTTACCTCCTTTCCTAAGGTAGTGCCTTTACAAAGTCTGCTAAATCTACAACTTGGGCCTCATTTTTCTTGTCTTTTGTATTTAAAACTTCTAATAAATGGTTAAAATCAGCATTCATGATATCCATATAGCCCATTCCATCTTGCATCAGTTGCTTGACCAACCGATTGATGTCATCCAAGTATTCCTGAGCTGTTAATCCAGTTCCTCTTCCATCTCCACATCCTGCATTATCTGGATCAGACGTTGAGCCTTTTTTTCGGTATACCCGAGTACTTTGTAATAAATTTCATACATCCTTTTCATCAAATCATGTGCTTGAATTCCTTCTAAAATTTCATCAGATTTAATACCAAATAAATTTGCAACAAAATCGACTAAAGCCATAGCACTTTCTAGTTCACTTTCATGTACTTCATTCTGCATTTTCAGTGCTGTAATTAGATTTTTAGCGCTGACCCAATCTTTTGTATGCGTAGTAACTTCCTTCGTTTTTGGATTCGTTAATTCTAATGTGTACATTTTCATTCCTCCATTTTTAAATAAAAATAAAAGCCCTCCATTGTGGAAGGCTAATTGTTAAGGTGCTGGCACTTCAGGTGTATATCCTGGGAATGCATATGCTCTTAATTTACTTGCTAGTTCAGAACCAATACCGTAGGCAATAGTTTGACCGTCATCATTTGCTGTACAATCCATCGATAATTTTTCTGATTCTGGTTCACCTGGTTTATCTTCATTTGTCTTGAACCTTTCATCTCCTGCTGAGAACTTACCACGTAATAATGAATATAAAACTGGTTGACCATTTGCATCTTCAGATTCTAAAATACCTGCCACATATGGTGGATCTGTATCCTCACCAATCAAAGTAAAGCCGTCAGCATGCTTTTTTCGTCCAAGAACAGCTTCTTGCATTTCTTGCGGGATATCTAAAATATCGATATCCGCTTTTACATCCCCTGTACCTTTTGCTGAAACAAAATAAGCAGTATTTGAAGCGTATACTTTGATAGAATCAGGTGAAATACCTGAAATAGAGGCTTCAACCATACCACCTTTCCCCGGTTTACCTTCTATAACAAACACCTTGTCGGGCACTACTTGTCCTGCAGCATCTAACACTGCGAAAGTGCCGCGTTTAAAACCAACTTTAATCATTTATTGTTCCTCCTCTTTTTCTACAATTTGTCTAACGTATCTTCTCGCTAACATATATAAATCGATATCTTCGTCTTTCGTTAACGGAAATCGATAGTAGCAACTCCAATTTTCAGCTGCCATTGCTTGATCTAATAATTTTTTGTATGGTTCGAGCTCCTCAATAGTCTTGGCCCACACTGCAATTTGAACTTGATAAACCTCTGAAAATACTTTATTACTACTAAATGATTCAGCATAATCATAGATTTCATTTATTCGGAGCAAAGGAGCATTTTCAATTTTTTGATCTACGGCTGGGATATCAATCATGTAAATTTTGTCATCTGGCACTAATGATGTAACATTCTCATTAGCACATAAAATGTCATTTACTGCTTTTACTGCAATCATAATCCCAGCCCCTTTTTCAGCTCTTTACTTAATGCATTAAAAAATTCATCCTGTGATTCGTGGGTTGTTTTTTCCATAAATTCTTGAGGTTTTTGATTGATCGTACCCATTTCAGGGAAATGAGCACGCCAATACGTATCTTTACTAAAGCCAACTTGCATTCTGCCTTCTTGATTCACATTGGAAGTTACAATGTCGTCTCTTAAATGGCTATACTTCGTGCGTTTTAGATTGTTCGCATTTTCATATTGTCTTTGAGCTTTCCAACTTCCATCACGACTCTTTTCACGTGCCAGTGGTGTATTTTCCTCTAATGACTTAACAACTACCTCAGAAGCCTTCCTCACAGCTTTATTCATGACCCTTTTATTCTGGCCAGCTAATTTACGCAAACCTGCTTCTATGCTTCTCATATCGATTTCAGCCATTTATGACACCACTTTCGCCGTTATTCTTGCTAAATCTCTATTATTGGAAGGTCCAACATCCATAACTTCATAATCCTGCTCTTTATATTTGATTTTTAAGGGCTCTTTTTTTAGTTGCTTTTGCATTTGTATAGGCACATTAAAAAACACTGTATCCTCAAATACAGTGCCGATAGCAGATGTTTTATTTTGAATGGATTGGCCGAAAAATTCTGCCCAACAAGAAAAAAGTACAATATCTTTTGGCACACGATCGCCATAATCATTTTTAATCATTTCTGTCTTGAAAAAGTGTATTCGACAATCCAAACGATTTACGTTACTTTTACGCATGGACATCACCTAAAATCGGCTTTGGAATAGCTTTTAGCTTCAAAATCAGATCCTGTATGCCGTATGTTAATGGCTTCGAAAGAATATCGTTCATATCATCAACACCCGTTCGATTGTTATACCAATGAGAAACCAGCATTAAAACCGCTAATTCATATGTTTGATAATCCGGTGAATCAACAGAAGGAATAACGCAACCAGAACCTAGTAAGTGTGAGTTAGCCGATACTATTAAGAATTCAAGGATTACATCCTCTTCATCCCAATCAATTTTCAGCCATTGTTTGACTAATTTCAGTGAAATCATTACTCATCACTGCCTTTTTCATCCGCTGTTTTTTTATTTTTAGACGTTTTAGCCTCTTTTTTCTCTTCTTTTTCCTCAATGAATTCTAAAAATGCAATATCATATTCAGGATGAACTTTTGTTAAAAATTCAGCTCGGGTTTTAGTTAACTTTTTTCCTTCTGCAGGATAAGGTTTACCAACTTCATAAACACGGCCATCTTTGTCCATAAATTTATTGATCACTTTATACATTGTTTCACCTTCTTTTCAGAGAATTTAAAAGCGCCTATAGGTTATCCCTATTAAGGCGCTGGTGTAACTTCTGCAATACGGAATGCAGATGATAATTTAATTTGGTGGTCAAACCATGCTGTGACAACGAAGTTTTCGATACCTGTTTTAATATCTTTTTGGTTTTCAAACAATGTACCAAGATCATAGTTGAACTGTGCGTAGTTAAAGTCGCCGACAATTGGTTTACCTACTGCTGCATCACTGAATTCAACTGGTTTACCAAGGATTTGTTCTGGCTGAGCCGTGTACAGTGTAGCACTACCATTCGCTAAAGTTTCAATGAGGTCTGAATAATCAGCGTAGGCCATCACAATGGTTGCATTTTCACGGTAATCTTCATGTAGATCCGTAATTGCTGCTTTAATTGCTTTATACATGTCCTTACCTTGTACTCTTTTAATATTTGTTTCATCAGAATAGAAGGACATGTGCTCTTCACCAGTTTTAGGGGTTGTAGCAAATGCCACTTTCTTTTCTTTTGCAGCAACACCAGATCGTAGAGCATTTTCAACGTGTGTTACTAATGCAGCATCAGTACCGTTCAATACTGTTTCTGATACACCCGCTAAAACTTTAAATTTATGTCGGCCGAAGACAACATTATCACCTTTTAGCTTCATTTCTTTTGCAGTTTCCGTATCTGCAATGAAATCATCATCGTCTAAAGTGAATGCCAAACGTGGTAATTCAAGGTTTGTGATTTGGGTTACTGTTTCAATTGCACGTAATGGATTTTTGGCAAGAGGCGCAAGAATTACGTCGCTTGAAACAGTTTTAGGTAGGAATTTCTCACCACCTGTATTGTTTCCATCACCTAACACAGCACGAACATCTTGGCCAACTGATTTATTTTTCATTGTTGCACGGATTAATGAAGCTTTGGCTGCAACTACTTTTTGTTGAGGATCTTCAATCCCTCCAATACCTGCATTTGCTTGCGCTTGTTGATTTGCTAATGCAGCTTTTTGTTCAGCTTCCATTGCATCATGTTGCTCTTTGATTACGTTGAATCGCGCTTGTAAATCAGCTTTTGACTTCTGCATATTTTGAATATCTTCTAATGACGAAGATGTATTGGATGCTAAAGCTGTTAATTCACCTTCCGTTTTTTGAAGTTGCTGACCAATGGTAGCCATCGCTTGTTTTAATTCGAATAGTGTTTGATTGCCGAAGAACTGTAATTTTAAAATTAATGGCTGGAATACCGCTTTTTTATTAGACTTTTTCATTTTTATTTTCCTCTTTTCATTAAAGTATTGTTTTTAAATACAATTGATTTACTTTGGAATCAGCTAAGATTTGTTCGCGTAAAGCTTTTTCTTCAGCTGACATAACTAGATTTTGATTTTTTTGCGAGTGTGATGATTTATCAGGTATTAATTGTTTAACTTGCTCTGGCACATTTTCATATGAGCCTAGCATGTCTATGTCTGCACACGCTACAGCATTTTTCGTCTCTTGAATAATTGTTACATCGAACAATTCAGCAGTTTCTTCTGCAGTTAGCCAGTTATCCTTCCCATCTAAGAGTTGTTTCACTTTTTCCTCTGTCATCGCACTAGTTCCCTTACCTAAATAAGCTGGAATACAAGAGTTTGCTTCTGTCTTATCTAACCAATCTGCCATCTCACGACAATCTACAGAATTTGCTCCCCACAGTGTAGACATAGGCTTATGAATCATTAAAAAGCTATTTGTGTACATGTACAGATTATCTGCTTTCATAATCAAAAATGAGGCAGCGCTAGCAGCAATACCATCTACATATGCATCTATAGTCATTTTACTTTTTAGCCTTTCTAATTGATTCATCATGGCAATAGTTGCATACACAGAACCACCAGGAGAGTTAACGTACAAATTTAATGTCTTTGTTGTATCAGGCAAAGAATCTAACTCCTGTTTAAAGTCCATTAAAGTAACATCAGCTTCATCCCACTTGCTTCCACTTAAAATAGCACCATAAATAAACAAGTCTGCACTTGAACTATTCATTTTTGACTTTAGATCCCAAAACTTCATTTATCCTCACCCCCTTTCGTAGCCGTTTTACGTTCTGAAACTGGCAGGTCCATTGGATACAAATCTCCACTGATCCATAGTTTGTTGGCCGACTCATTTGCATCCGGCGGAAGATCATCAAGCATTCTTACATCATTTGGTTTCAACCATCCACTTCGGATACCATCACGATAATAGTTAGTACGTGCAGCTGTATCCCCACGAAGTAATGCACCCATATTGAATTTAAAATAAAAACCACTGCGTTTTTCGCTAGTGGTTAGTAACTTTTTATTAAATTCCTGTTCATATTGCCGAATAACTGGTGTTACTGTCATCTGTACAAATTGAATCATCAACTGCTCGTTATTACTAAAACCGCCCCCTGATTCATTCAAAAAAGTCACAGGCACATTAAAGACATTTGCTACTCGGTCACGGGTGATTTTTTCATTGTTGATAGTATCACTTGAAATGTATTGTTTTTCTATAGGAGTAATATCTACGCCAGGCTCTTTAAACAGCACTCCACCGTTATCCCTGTAGAATTCACGGAAGTTATTGACAACCTCTTGCCTTTTATCCTTATCTACATTAGATGCATACGAAAGTATAAATGAATCCAACTTTTCCATTTCCGAAAGGGCGAATTCTTGTACCGCTTTATCGAAGCGTAAAGTATTGGCTAGAACTTTTAATGGATTTATTCCAGCTAAACGACTGGCCCAGTAATATGCTTTACGTGAATGATATCCATGTGATGAGCATAGTATGTTCCGTTTTGAGCCATGATTTTATACCATAATTCACCCGTACCTAAATCAATAAAAGGGGTTACATATGTTGGATCTAACGGATAAATTGCTTCAATCTGGGCTCTAATATCCCTCTGAATAATTGCATATGCATTACCTGTTTCATTTCTATTCACTTCCATGGTTCGCATAAATTCAAAAGAAGTCATTTGTGGATTAGGTTCATTTGCTATTAGGTGTGCTACATTAGTTTTTTGGATATCGTAATCTTTATATAATTTTAATGGTAAGGAAGCCATAGTATTTGATAATCGAGTGATGACACTAAAGATATTTTCATTCGTTGCTAATTGCGAGTTATCAATACCCCAAAAAGTTCGTCCAAACCATGAAGAAAAATCATATAATTTTCCGTTCCATCCACTTACCGCAGCTTTAAAAGCTAATTTTGTCCTCTGAAAGATGTTCATTGTCTCACTTCCTTCTGCCCTTGTCTCATCTCATTGATATAAATTTTATGTTTCCGTCCCCAGTAGTTTTTGTTAACGTAAAACGAGCTTGTACAAATGCATTAATGATTGCTGCGATTGGATCAATACGTTCTCTTGATTTCTTTTTAGATAACCGAATATTTTCATTTGAATCCATTTCAGTTATTGCATTTCCAACTGCCCAATTTAACACCTTGTCTTTTAGGTGAGTGATAATGCCTTTATATGCATATTCGCGGAAGTCTTTTGTCGGTTCTGATAAAGTCGCATAACCTTGGCGTATTTCTACGGTGGTTATTCCTTTGTTCTCCATATTTTGAGCGAATTGAGTAGCCCCCCATGGATCATAGCAAAGCACAATCGGATTCCAACCTTTATTGACAATTTGATTCATAATCCAATTTTCAACGTATTCATAATCAACTACAGCCCCAGGTGTTACATCTAACCAACCTTCTTCAATCCATAAATCATATGGCACTTTATCTTTTGTTCTACGTTCATTTAAGGTATCTTCTGGCATAAACGATTGCTGTTCAACGTGAAAAGAGACGTCTAAAGGAAATATAAATCCAACACTTGTGAGGTCAATCTTTTTGGATAAATCGACACCAATATAAACATCCCGTCCAGTAGTATCGAATTCATCAACTTCACACTCTTTCCACTTCTTTGCAGACATATATCCTTCTTCTTTCATATCCACCCATATATTCATGGTTTTTGTCATGAAAGAACGCATTTTTTCAGGCACATCTAAAGCAACCTTTAAGTCTGAGCGGATTGATTCCAAGCCTTCATCATACGTAGCCACAATTGGATTAGCTTTTATCCAATTTGATTCGTCTTTAATGTCGTCGCCTTCATCTAACTCACAGATGATCGCAAAATAATCTTCATTTTCGATATCGTCATCCGGATTTAAAATCCTACTAACATAATCGTATTCTGTATAACATGGACGACTTAAATCAAAACCAGCTGTTGTAATAACGACCATTAACGGTTCTTTACGGGCCACCATACCTGATTGAAGCACGTCATAAATCTCACTCGTTTGATGTGCGTGATATTCGTCAACGATACCAACTGATGGGTTTTTACCATCACCTGTTTTACGAGTTTCTCGAGAAAGGGGGACTATTATTGATTTATTATTTAAAACTTCAATTTTCCCATAAGCTTCTTTCCATTTTCCCTCAAGTAACGTCGAGGAGGCTATCCCATCTCTAACCGCCTCATAAACTTCGTCTGATTGATCTTTTTGCCAACCAGCAATATATGCACGTTGCTTCTCTTCTCCTAAGAATGTGATGTAAGAAGCAATGATTGCTAAAAATTGTGATTTCGCGTTTTTACGGGCTAATTGGATATATACTTTTCTAAATCGGCGAGCTCCATTGGATTTCTTTTTAAAACAAAAGATGTTAACACTAATAAATAATTGAAAATCCGTTAGCTCAACTGGTTGTTCCGCAAGCACACCTTCTACATGGTGAAATTCACGAGCCCAATAATAAAAGTCTTCTCCCTCTTCTTCTTCAAAATAAAAAAGACTATCTGGATTATTCATACAATCCTCATAGTCTTTTAAAAAGCGTTTAACCGCCCATTTATGTTTTACGCATGCTTTTATGCGACCTTCTAAAATATCGTAACAATAAGCAAATACTCTTTCTAATACCGTCATAAGCGATTACCAAAACGTTTTTCAGCTTCAGTTTTTGCTTCCGCAGGCACTGTAGAGGGGATAACTAACTTTAATCGAGAGGTGATAGTTAAGCCTAAATCTGAAGCATATGAACGACATTCATCAGATAACTGCTTACGTGTTCGACTAAGCTTTGTATAAGCTTCCAAATCTTTTAACGGATTTAGTTTTCGAATAACAGGACCTAAGCGTTGATATTCCGTTTTTGCTTCAATGTAGCGAGCAAGCGTATCCACATCAAGATTACTTATTATATCTAAAGCAATTAACTCTTCTGCGATCTTCTCAAACTCTAATTTCTGTTTTTTTAACAGATATTTAGGCGCAATAACTTTATCGTTATTCCCTCGCATTTTTTCTTCATGTGCAGCACGTTTTGCTGCTTCATCTTTAGTAATATGCTTTGATTTACCTTTTCCTTGAATAACAGTTAAAGGCTGTTTGTTTCTTCCGGCCATCCCTATCACCTCCTAAAAAAATATTTTCAAAAACGGGTTTTTCTGCGCAGTTGATTGAGCATCGTTGTTTTCGACTCTGTACAAATAATTTGAAAGGTAGGGGGTAGTTACTTTCCTTGCCTTGTCTTCCGATTGTGACAAGCTTGGCATAAGTATTGCAGATTATTTATATCAAGAGCCTTTGACCAATCTTCTTTTAATGGGATGATATGATCCACTACCCTTCCTAGTACAATCTTTCCTTCTTCGTAACATTGAACACATAAGCCATGTGACTCCATGATGACAAGCTTCCGTACCTTCTTCCATGCAGTTGAATGATAGAACTTGGTTGCCTGCTGATCTCTTGCGTATCGATCATAGTAACGGTTGTCGTTAGTCTTCTGGGTGGCATGCGCTTCGCAATAACGACCTGTTGTTAGCTTGGCACAACCAGGCTTGTTGCAAGGCTTTAATGGTTTAGATGGCATTCATATCGCCTCCTCAACTATTCCTTTGTATCAAAGGTTTCATTACATTGAGTACACTGACGTTGGTAGCCTTTGTTGTCAGTCATATAGGTTATAACATCTAAGCTTCCACAATGAGGACACTCAATTGCATTATCGATTGATTCTAATTCATCTGCCAATGCTTCAAGTTCCTTTGCCATGACACCCGCATGTTTGGCTATAGCTTTTAGTTTGAGTTGTGACCTTTTATTAAATCCTAAGTTAATAGTTAAGTCTTTCATTGTTCATCCCTCCACAGTTATTAATCTCACTCTACTTACCAATCATGTGGTCCTCTATATACCTTAGAATCATTGAGCCACTGTTGTTTTCCCTGTAGTGTCATGCCTTTGGTAAGTTTGTCTTCTAATCTTTGAAAAGAATCTTTTTGTCTTTGTGTTTCGTTTGGATCACGACGAAATGTTTTCCATGCTCTTTAATAAACTTTACTCATACAATCCCTCCACAATTTATTCTTAGGTTCATAGAGAACCTGACTTACACCCTCACAACAACACACGATAATTCATAGTCACCGCATCGTAAGGATCTTTAATGGACTGTTATCATGTGTCGTTATCAAGGCATAAGAAAAAGCACCTCATTAGAGATGCTCTACAAATTTGCTTATTTTCTTTCCACTATTACTATTAGGGTGAATACCTTTCGGTGCTAACACTAAAGACATAGTATCTTTCTCCCAATCAAAAATAATTGAGTAAATTTGTTTTATTTCATCATTTATCCGCATTAACTTACCTAGTAACATACTTAAATCGATTAGATGGTCTGTGTCGTACTCTTTGATGAAGTCTTTACTTCTGCCATCAAAAATCGTTTTAATTTTATTCAACTTGTTATTTATCAAATAAATTCTTGTATTGTTCATTTTGCCATCTCCCATTCAACTAAATATAGAAAGGGAAGTATTACGTTACTGATAATTAATAAAAAGCCAATTGATTCAGCGACTAATTATAAATTAAAATTTTAATTTCACTGTAAGAACGGAACCATTTGGAGTATCTTCAAATATGAACTCGTCAACAGTATAATAATGTTTTTGAGAACCGACTTTTTTACTTGAAAGTAATACCTGAACTTCAATTTCTGATAACTTCAAACGCTTTTTTTCTAAGTGCACATCTGCTGGATATACTAAATCTACTAGCACATTATCACCACCTTTTATACTAATCATAAAGTGAAAGGAAATATATGTGAATAGTAGAAAAGTAGAAAAATGATGTAAGTAAAAAAGCACACATAGGTAATGTTATCCCGTGTGCTCCCATATTCATTCAGCCCTTAGCTTATTAGAATATCTATAATTGGCCTATGATAAATAAGCTTCTAAGTTTTCAAATTTCATTTTAACTATGTGATCAAGATTAAATATCTGGTTTTTATAAAAGAAATATTTTAGTCTCTTTTTACCTGCAACCATTAATCTAGCCCATATTAATATCGAGACATCGAAATCTTCTTTTTCACCATTCGTATAGTAAAACGTCATCTTGATATCATCTGGATACTGTTTATTTTCGGTTTCGTCTAGAATAGTTTCTAGATTTTCAAACATCTTGTCATTGTTCATTATGATACCTCCATCTTAAGATGAAAACATTGTATCATGCGATTAGATGTTTTGATCACTTTTCAAAAAGCTACATCGCCTAACAGCTAAACTAGCCCATTGCCAATGTAGCTTTTGGTGAGACAGACAAGGATTTGCACCTTGTATGGTAAATTTCATGGTATCTCGTATATGCACGATACTGCTGAAGCTTCAGCACCCTTTTACCAAGAGCCATTAGCTACACCACTACTTTGCGTCTACCTATTCCGCCACTGTCTCATAATATAAAAGACCACCCAATTGAGTGGTCCTTACATTGGAAAGAAAATAATCTGCCAGAGATAACTTATAAATTATCACACTACTAGTATACCTTCTTTAAACTATTATTAAAATGACTCCTTTTTGACAACTTAGAATCGTATGCCATCTACTCCGAAAATCAATACTGCCAAGTCTTCATAGGCTCTTTGAGCATTTCGATAAACAGTTCTCTCATTCGCAAATTGACAATTACTGATCTCTGCAACTGTTTTTTTCTCTTCCGAAATGTACATGTGATAGATGGTTTCATACTTTCGTATATCATCCACATTCCCCGATTCTTCGCACATGAGCTTGTAAATCTCTAGCGTTTTATTTATAAACTTAACCATCGCTAACGTTTTTTTCTTTGATTTCTTAATCGACATGACGGCGAACTCATCTGTATCTAAATCATCTAGCTCCAACTTTTCATCAAGTTCAACAATATCCAGTTTTATATCTGCAGAATGTGTAGCAAACCAACGATAATTTCGTAACAGTAGTTTTATATTTCGCAATCGTCGATCATGTTTATGCTTTTCTCTTTCCTGTTGTTCAGCCTGGTATTTCTCGACGGCTACCGCAGCTGCAGTTCTGGCCACAATTTCTAATTGCTTCTCTGTTAATTCCATATACTCACCTCTTCTATGGCTGGCAATGTTGCTATTTCTTTTTTTGCATATCTGCATAAATGTCATCAAGCCAAATGAATAGCATAGTTAATTGCCGCGTTACCAATTGATTATTTTCGTACTTGTTGGCCATTTCTCCAATGGAACGAGATACCCAAGACCAAAACTTATGGCTCTCCATTCCATGCGAGACGGCCAGTTGATTGACTTGTAAAATCCAATCAGCAACTTCTGCATAAAATGCTTTATAATTCATCCAATCTCCTCGATTCGGATATAAATACCTGGCACGTTCGCCCAGAACTTTTCGACAATCTCGGAAACAACTAATGCGTCATCTTTCCAGTAGCCACATGTTGTCATACAATCCTTCAACAACTTCTGTAAATTATCCGTGTCAGGTTTGGTATATTTGTATTCCCCATCTGTGTGTTTTCCTGTTATCGGAAAGCACCACTTCACCATCAAACGAATGGAACTCATATATTTCTTTTTCGGAACATGTTGACCAAGATGCGCCATTAACTTTGCTCGCGCTGCCTTTAACTCTTCCGGTTCATAAAAGATTGGCTTTCCGTTCTGGACTGTAACTTGTTTCTGTTGGTGGGTTGTGGTTGGCACTTTTTTCATTGGCATAAAGAATTCAGTTATCATGGATCTACCTCCTAGTGTCTGCAATCTGGGCATTCATCCCATGCCTCTTGATGAGGACATAAATTCAAATCGGCTTCTTTCACAAACACACCATTTACCATACGGCCTTTTCGATTCGCAATTTCGTTATATGCCTTTTGCACACAAAACTGAATGTCAACGTCCAGCTGCATCGATAAAATAGTTAAGACAACATACATATCACCAATCGCATCGATGACTTCATCCATTCGACTTTTGGCCATTCCTTGGCATAGCTCCCCAAACTCTTCACCAAGCTTGAGCATTTGCTTATATGGATCTGCAGATTCTAATTCTCTATCAATTGCCCATTTGCGTATTTCATTTGTTAATTCATTCATGCTACTTAACCATCCTCGCTTCATTTCTAATTTACAGTATTTAACTTTTTTATTTTTGAAAATTAGCTTTCGTCATGGTAAGAGAAAAATGGTGTGGCGGGCTGTGCTTAAGCCCACCACTTTTTTTCTCATGACCTTGTGGAGTGAAACGGAAATCACCTATACGTAGTATAGGGTTTCATTTCACGATTTGAAGTGAAATTCTCGGTGAAATTTCACGATTTCACAATTTGAAATGAAGTGAAATTCTCGATATTTTTCACGATTTGAAAAATGAAATGAAATGAAAACACTCGAGTTTTTCAAAAAATGAAGAAATGAAATTCTCGACGTTTTTCACAATTTCATTATTGCTTTCTTTCTACTAATCCGTTCGCAATTCTAAATCCTCCATGATTCTTAATCCGATTTCGCACGGTCCGATCTGTCACGCCTAAGTATTCAGCTATTGCTTCTAACGTAATTTCTTCTTCTATTCCGCATGCTTCAAATGCAGATTCTAAAGCTTCGTTTTGTTCTTTTTTTATATCTTTAGATGATTTTTTCTTACTAAGATTCTTTTTCCAACCTGTATTACCATCGTCTAACATAATGTCTTTCAATATCCCTGTTTCATCAATCTTATGAACAGGATACTGGAACCATATATTAACCGGCTCAAACTTTGGATATTCTCGTAGTGTCCCTTCAACTCGCCAAGCTGAACGTATCTTAATAGTTTGGACTGCTCGAGCAATTTCTACTTCTGCTTGGGCTGCCACCTCTGGCGGTAACACTCGTTTCGCATGGTCATACATCCTTGGTAAGCTTTGTTCATCATCTAATCCAACATGCTGATCAAAATAATCAAAGTTAACTTGCTTAATTGCATTTGCATAGATCTGAGCTGTCACGCTCTCTTGCTGTTGTTTGATAAGGTCTTCCGTCAATTCCAACTCTACTAAATCTATAATCGCATCCGGATCCCGGGCAAATACTCCTGAACCTGAAGAACGATCCATCGATTTTTTGCCGCCTTGCCCACCTTTTGAATGATGGTGACAATAAATAACGCTAACACCCAATTCTGTTGCTACTTTGTCAAATTGATTCGTGAAGTGTGCCATTTGTTCAGCACTGTTTTCATCGCCTGTTAGAACTTTATAAATCGGATCAATGATCACGGCCGAAAAGCCTTTTTTATGCGCACGACGGATTAATTTTGGGGCAAGCTTGTCCATCGGCACAACCTTTCCACGTAGGTTCCAGATATCGATATTGGCTATATTATTTGGACGAATGCCCATCGCATGGTACACGTCCTTAAACCGATGCAGGGCACTTGGACGGTCAAGCTCAAGGTTGACGTACAGTACCTTCCCCTGTGTACATTTCCAGCCCAGCCATTTCTGCCCTTCCGCAATGGCAATAGACAATGCAATTAGCGAGAACGACTTACCGGCTTTCGATGGACCGGCAATCAACATTTTGTGTCCTTGTCGAAGGATGCCCTCAATAATGGGCGGTGATAGCTCAGGCAAATTATCAAACACATCTTCTAAACTCTCGATATCAGGCAGATCATCGTTTAAATCCTCAATCCATTCATGCCATTCATCCCAATCGGCTTTCCCGATGTTCGAATCTACGATAAATTGCTTCTTCCCATTCCGGACGATGCCCGGTAGCCTGCTTAAACGAGATGGATTTCGATTTTGGTTATCGATATTCAATCCATTTTTCTTACATACGTTATATAAGTAATCTACACGCTTCCGATACTCTTCATAATTTGGTGCATCGATTCGAACAATGGCATGAATACTCCGTTTTCCACTATGCACCATAATGGCAATTGGTAATTCTAATTCACGCATAACCGCATTCTGTTTTTCAATTTCCATATTGTCAGATTCAACTAAGGCATATCGGAAGTCAGATACGTTTTCATTTTTTACACCTTTACCATCAAGAGGATTGAAACGGATCCAGGCACCTGCTTCTTCCTTATAATCACCAAGTACAGAACCGATGTCACCTTCACAAGTATTCAATGCCTCGATTAGTTGGCCAGCTGTACGGTCGTAGGCACCCGATGTCGGCTTATAGATTTTTTCGCCTGTCTTCTCATCGATTAATTCATACGTTTCCGTAACGTACCCGACATTTTCCGTTAACTGATAGAGCGTTTCTAAATAGCGAGTAATTTCACGTACTGGATTCCAATTGATAGGCTCTTTAATTTCTTTGCCTTCAATCCAGTTTTTATCGATGAATTTATAATCTTCATCTCTACTAATCTCATCGTTCCAATCTAACTCATGAGAATCTTCATTCAGTGATCTAGGTTGCCAGCCATTATCTTTGGCCATTTGCGTTATGGTTGCACCAGTAATCCCATTCCCATCAAATGTGGTCCACTTTTTAAAGCATTCACCTGAACGATATCTTGCTCCATCTTTTTGTGACCAAGTATCCCAATCGCTGGCCGTATAGCCTTCGTATTTCAAAGCCATCCCTACATTGAGCCATTCTTGGTAATCGAGAAAAGCCGGATCGATGTGATCTAACAGGGCGATTAAATCAAATTTATTCTCCAAAGTGTTCACCTACTTCCTTGTTGTATTAATTTTTTGCTAATTTATATTTTTCTACGAATGAATAATTTACTCACACGTTGGTAAAATGTTGAATATACTATAGTAGGGTGGTGTAAAAAACGTTGTAATCTCCTATCTTATCGCACGTTTGACTCACCTCAAGCGTGCATTTTACTTTTTTATGATGATTACCTGTCAAATACATCCCAAATTTCAATTTCATCTATTTCTGCATTTTTCATTGTTTCATGCCAGTTAATCGAGCCATCTATTAAATCGTTTTGTTTACGCTCTGGTAAACTATCAAACTCTTCTTCGGTCAAATCTAACTCCACCGAATATTTAACCTTCAGCGTTACTTCACCTGTTACTTCAATTATTTATTTTTCCTCATTTTTATAGTTAAGCTATTCTGATTTGAGTTTGCTGAAATGTATTTGACTTCATAACGATTTCCATTTCCATCGACTACAACAATATCTTCGTGTGTGTCTTCCGAAACCCACTTTTCTATTTTCCCGCCCTTAATTTCACTCATAACGCGTGAAACTTCAACCATTTCAACCATATTAATCGCCATAACATCTACCTCACTTATTTCGCATTTTCCTTCAAAGATCGTTTTACTCTAACTCTTCAATCTCTTTAATAACATCGAAATCGCCTTCTAAATCTCCATAATCTTTCACGCCTTCGATGGTAACTAATGTATTATCTTCATCAATAAGAGCCACTAATTGTGCTTCTAATAAATTCCCCTTTAATACAACACGCTTTAACAACTTATTTCCTCCTTCGCTTCATGTTCTTTACATCCACGTTTGCCAACCGATCAAACGTGCTTTTTCCAATTAATTTTCATTTTAAGAACAAGAAGACTTCTAATTTTTAGATTATAAATTTTTTTCAACCGGACAAAGGCTCAATCTCTTCTCATCTCATCGCATATCTTATCAAGGTAAGTCATTCAGACATGAAAGGAGGTCATAAAACTGAGTAGTAGCCATAACCGTAAAGGTTGCAGTGGTAAAAGTAAGAACACTCATTGTAAAGGTTGCATCTGTGACCAATTAAGAAAGTTAGCAAGAAATACAGAAGTAGATGTTTTCTTATCCGGCGGTCAAGTACTTGAAGATGTCATATTTGAAAGATTTGATCGTAATAATTGTTGTGCTTTCTTTTTGGATGAAGAAACAGAACCTGGTTCAACACTTATTGTAGACTGCCAAAGAATCGACGCAATTCGATTAGAAGCAGAAGATTGCTAAATGAACAGTGGCCTCTTTCTTAATTGAAAGTGGCCCTTTATAAATTTTCTCACCATATACTTACTTCGCATTTATCTCATATAACATAATTTACGGTATGCGTAATAGAGTAACAAAAAATTTAAAAATCAATCCATAATTTCTGAGAAACAGTAAATAACTAAGTTGAAAAAACAGAAGGGAATTAGATATTGTGAAAATAAAATTGTTCAGTTCATTATTGATCATGGGTCTTATTACTGTTAATCCTCTTCCAATAAAAGCAGATACTGAATTCATCCCCCAAAATCAAAGCCCAAGCGTTATGGAACAAGCCTTTATACGTGAGTTAGGACCATCAATCCTTGAGGCGCTGTCTGAAAACGGAAAAATTCAGTTATTCGATTCTGCACGAATAGAAAAAGTTATTAGAAATAAACAGAAGGATCAATATGATGTGGCTATAAGAGCTATTGGTTATGAAGGAGCCCTTAACCCGCCTTATAATCTAATCCGCATCACTTTTCGTATTCCTGGAGACAATTTAAAAAACAAAACCGTTGTGTTTTTTGAACAAAAAAGAATTACACCAGAGGAGGCCAAAAAACTAAGCGAACACACTGACTAAATGTGTGAATTATCATTCGCATGATGCGCATTTTTCTTCTGATGCGTTCTATCATTTATTGCTAACACTTTCTTAGCGATCATTCTATTCATTTGATTTGACCTCTCTTGGCAACGCCAGCAAAGTTCCTTATAAGTCTTTTCATGACAAATTCCACAATGCCTTTCCGTCATATCACACACCTGTTTTATTTTTTTCAATTGATTCGCATATCGCTAATACCGCAATTGCTCTCCATAATGGCAATGTATCTTGCCAATCAGCTCTCCCTTTGGCAGAAATAATGAATACCATATTAATTACTTGAGCGATCACGAACATAAATAACAATGTTTTGGCCATTTTGCCTCCTCTTATCTATTTATTCCTTTGCAATTTGTTTCAACTGCACGACTGCACATTAATCTTTTTCTACAATCCATCCGTTTAACTTTGCATATTTGTATTTTCTTGAGTATCTGTATTTCCACTCTCGCCATTGTTTTGTTCGTCCATGTGAAGCAAATACATCTTGCTGCTTCTCCCTCTCTAGGATTTCAGCAACCCAATCAGGCACAACAGGTTAATATGAATAATTAGAAGACATTTTTAATCTCCTTTTTGGTTAGACATGTATGATAAGGCCCTTCTAATCGATCAATGAAAATTGTGAGCTCTCCTCCACTGTTGTTAGCCGTTACTACATAACAATTTTCATCAACCATTTTATGAACCTTCGCATGGCAACCGGATTGAATAAGCCGAGCTGCTTCTTGGTGGGCAATATCTTTAAGGATTTTATTTCTTCGTCTCGTATTCATTTATTTAGATTCCTTAAACAAATCTTCTTCTAAATAAAAGTCACGACCTATAAAGAAATTGCCATCCTTATCAGGGACCGGTATGTCGTTAATATCTTTTTCAAATGTAGCTGCTTCCTGTGCGATTTTAGTGTCACAATCATGGCACTTCATATACCAATTGGATTCTCGGTTATAACGAGTTCCTTCATTACCGCATGCAGGACACATATAGTGCGATTTATATAACTTGAGACCATTATCGGTTTCGCGAATGTTAGTTTGTGGTAAGCCAGCAGCGTCTGATAATGTTTCAAATGGCTTTTGGGTTAATGTTTTCGTCGACCCGATTAGTGGCAATTGACGCGTACGTTCGTTTACTCCTCCAGGTATAAAAACTTTCGTTGCAACTGTTTCAATTAAATCTGTGGCTTTAATTTCTGATTTATGAATCGCCTGAGGCTCAACTTTTTTATCAGTTTGTTCTACTGAATAACCACAAACACCGAAGAACCCTCTAATGGCCATTTCAATATGGTTATCATTACCTTCCGTAATATTTAATGACGCGTTTTCCAATTGTAATTGAATGTTCATCTTCGTTCCCCCTAGTTTTTTATGCTTTGTATTCTTTCGGATTAATACCTTCAGGAATTCGCCAACCATTTGCAGCAATTCGATCAATTAGCTTCTTAGCATTTTCAAATGGCCAAGTCCCTACATGATTAAATCCACGTTGTTCCAGGAATCGAATTTGCTTAGGGGTTGTCAAACCTTGTTCACGTCGCCTGTCTAAGCGTTCCAACATTTTCGTTGCTTTCCCTGCGTTCTCAATTTGTTCAGGTAAAATGCCCATTTTTTCTAACGCTTTCACTTGCTTTGTGCTTGGCGGTCCCATCTCCCAGCCGAATGAAGGAACATAGCTTGATAAATCTTCTGCTTGAATACTCATTTCAAATTGCAACGGATCCACTAGCTTCCGTTTACGTTTCTTCATTTCAGCAAGTTGTTTAGCCAATGCCTCTTCACGCTGTGCAATGACATCTTCTTCCGCTTGCTTTTCAACCTCTTCCAAATCTAGAGGAATAGCAGCTTCTTCAATCTGCTTGGTCATCGCTTTAGCCACTTCATCATTCGATGCAATCAAATGTGCTGGATGACATAATTCGTGTCGCTCCGTGTGCCATAAGAAATCAAGCAACAGCAATTCAGTTTTACCTGGATGAAGTCGGGTACCGCGCCCAACCATCTGACTATAAAGTGAACGAACCTTTGTTGGCCTCAGCACTACTACGCAATCTACTGAAGGACAATCCCATCCTTCTGTCAGTAGCATCGAATTACAAAGCACGTTATATTTATCATTCTCGAAATCTGCTAATACCTCTGCCCGGTCTTTTGACTCTCCATTGACCTCTGCAGCACGGAAGCCTTTTTGATTCAGTAGTTCAGTGAACTTCTGGCTCGTTTTAACTAAAGGAAGAAACACAACAATTTTTCTATCCTTAGCCACTCTCCACATTTCTTCTGCAATTGAATCAAGATATGGATCCAGTGCTGTTCCTAAATCACTTGATTTAAAATCCCCTGCTTGTTGGCCAACTTTTGATAAATCTAGTTGTAATGGAATCGTTAAGGCCTTAATCGGACTTAAATAACCTGCTTTTATTGCTTTTGGCAACTTATATTCAAATGCAAGGCTCTCAAAAAAAGCACCTAAGTTTTTCATATCCCCACGGTCTGGCGTTGCCGTTACACCTAACACATTCGCATTTTCAAAGTGGTTTAATACGCGTTGATAGCTTTCTGATATACAATGATGAGCTTCATCGATGATAATTGTGTCGAAGAAATCTTTACTGAATTGACTTAACCTTTTTTCTCTCATCATCGTTTGAACGCTTCCCACCACAACGCGGTACCAGCTACCAATTGATGTTTGTTCGGCCTTTTCTGTAGCTGTTTTTAGTCCAGTTGATTTTTCCAATTTATCTGCAGCTTGATCTAACAATTCGCCCCGGTGTGCTAACACTAGAACTCGCTCACCTTTTTTTACTCGATCTTCAATCACTTTAGAAAAGACGATTGTCTTCCCACAACCAGTAGGAAGGACAAGGAGCGTCTTCTTGACGCCCTCTGCCCATTGCTGCTGAATAGATGTTCTTGCTTCTTCTTGATAATCACGTAATTGCACTGGCTATTCCCCCTTAAAATTGACCTGGTGTGAATCCGCCACCCTGTTGTTGGTTATTAGTTGGGAACGGCTGTTGATATTGTTGTTGCTGCTGTTGCGGTTGATACGTTGGTTGTTGTTGCATTGGCTGTTGATTTGGTTGCTGATACTGCTGTACAGGTTGTTGTTGATATACATTTTGTTGTGGCGCTTGTTGACCGCCAAACACTTCTTCATAAGGGTAGAATTTTTTTACTTCGTTACTTGTTTTTTCATTTCCATCGTTACCTACAAATTTATTAACTTCTAAATGAAGACGGCCTTTTGAGCCAATAACCGTTCCCCAATTCATACGCAGCTTCTCGCCTTTTTTCTTTTGGCCAATTCCAGCGAAAAAGTTTGATAGAAATCCTTCAGTCTTTGTATGCAAGAATAAATTGTGAAAAATCGTTACATCTCCATGCTCTGGACTATGCACCGTCAACTCTAATTTCGCTTGATTACATGCTGGCATTTTCGCACTTCCTTGGAAACGTGCGCGTTCAAATTTAGCTACCGTAAAGTCATAGTCTCCTTCAGGTAGCAATATAAAGTCGCCACCATCCTTTTCAATTTCATCTTCCCATCCTAATTCTCTTTCTTGATTCATTTAAAGCCCTCCTAATTGTTATTTAAAATGGTACGTTCTGTTCTCTGATTTCTAAAATCATTCCGTATACTTGTTCCCATGCTCCAACCAATACACCATTTATAAAACCTGGATCATAATTTAAAATTGGTGTGCCCATTGGATAGTATCCTTTGTTACTTACAACAGTTTGAATTTCATCCTCCGATACATGATTTTGTGTCATCAAATCACGTAAAGCTTGAGGTATATTTGGATTCAATTCCGCTACAATTGGCGAGCTTTGTACTGGTGTAGCCGGTTGCGTTGATTGTTGTTCTGTTGGTTGAGCCGGTTGCTCTTGTATAGGCATCGGCGCCGACTGTTGCACTGACTCCTGTTGTGCTTGCGTTTGAACTGGTTGTTGTACTGGTTGTTGTACCGCTTGTGTCTGTTGCATTGGTTGCGATTGTGCTGCGCCATTAAATATATGAGCGATATAGGAATAATCTAAAGGGAACTCATCTGGCAAGCCGTGACGGTTTTTGGCATCCCATGCAGGATGATGAGTAGCGTAAACGGTCCGTACACCGCCTTGCCCCTTATGTTTCTTGCCTTTTTCATCTGCCGCCACACTGAATGTCTTATAATTAAGGAAAAGTACCATATCAGCCCATTCCTTAGTTAGTGCAGCTGTTTTAGCTGTTGTTTTGTTACCTAGCTTTAATTCGTATCGATCATAAGCACCCATCTCATCTGGTTGCTCAAACTTTGTTATTTTCGCATGAGCTGACAGAACAACATTGATTCCTACTTCAACTAAATCCGATAATTTATTTAAGAATTTACCAAACTCCTCTTCTAGTTGGATAAAACCTTCACCATAACCGAAGTTAGTAATACTTGTTTTGTTTGATCTACTTGTGATAAATTCAATAGCTAATCGCTCTGCCCAATCCACCGTATCGATGACAAGTGTTAAATATTTTCCGGCTTGTCCTTTAACCCAATCTACTTGTTGATTTAATTCAGTCCAACTTGAAGGCTTCTTGAGACGATCTACTGTTAATTCAGTGGTAGAACCCTCCGTATCTATGAAAATAGGATTTGGGAATTGTGCTGCTAAAGATGACTTCCCTATACCTTCAGGACCATAGAGCACTACCTTTTTGGCCTTTTCAATTTTCCCGCTAATCACTTCCATTAAAATTCACCTGCTTTCCATGTTTTTGTTTCAACTGGCTGTTGTACAGGTATTTGCTCCTGTCCAGCGACATAGCCGTCTTCAATTAAGATGCTACATTCCTCGCCTGTACTTACTCTTGTAGCAATAGCTTGTAATCCTTCTTGCTCCAACCACTTTCCGAAGTCCTGTAATGTTTCCAAATCCATCTGTTCCAATTTGTCTAGTAGGATAAAGCCACAATCAGGTTTCAATTTTCGTACAATGGCGGTAGAAACTTTTAATTGATCTGCGCCACTCATGTTGTCCCATTTTTGCCCTTTGTAAATCAATTCGCCATTCTCTACAGATAATTCGGGTAGAGGTAAATTAGCATTTTTCAGGAGCGAAGCTTTTTGCTCACGGATTTCATCAATCTTGGTCGATAGCTTTGTGTACTGAACATGATAATCATGAGCATCGGTTTCTGCTTTATCCTTATCCAGGTTAGCTCTGACCTTTCGGTTAATCTCTTCGATTTGTTGAATATTCGCTTCAAGATCGGCAGTTGATTCATCGTACAAATCTAAAGCTGATTTCTTAGCAATTTCTAAATCTTGTGCCGTTTTAGCTAGATTCATTTCTGCATTGGCCAACTGCTGCTTTAATCGTTCAACTTCTTGCGCTCGCATTGTATACTGTTGTTCAATCGTTGCGAGCTGTTCACGTTTACGCTGATTTTCACCGTTCCGTGCTAAGATGGCTTGTTGCTGTTGAATCAAATCGGAGATAGAAACCAATTCTTTTGGTGCATCCGGAAAATATGGTTGCTCTTTTGCATACTTCGCTTTCTGATCGGCAATCTGACCAATTGCCCGACGATTACTGTATATCTCATTTTCTTGCTTCTCTAGCTCAAATAATTGATTTCCTACACCAATGATTTGAAGAAGAATGTTTGCCTTTTCCTTACTCGTCGAATTCATGAATTTAGGTAGGTTGATGGCTAATTCTTCAACAAAACTATCCAACAATTGTTGCCCAGCCTTTACTCCGTTTGGATCAATGACTTTTAAATCACTGTTCTTACCTTTTCGTTCAACGACAAGGCCATTCGACAAAACAATATGCAAATGCGGAGGAATGACACTTCCTTCACGATTGGCTTGAGAAGGACGATATTTATTGCCCCCTAATCCCCAAGCAATCGCATCTAGAACACTTGTCTTGCCTTGGTTATTCTTACCTCCGACAATGGTTAAACCACTTGCTGTAGGCTCAATTTTGACTGCTTTCACACGCTTCACATTTTCAATTTCAAGTTTATTAATCTTTATTGGCATTTTATTTTCTCCTTCCTACCTTTAAGCGATAATGGTTACCTTACCGTTTTTAATTTCCTCTTTTAGTTTTTCTTCTAGGTAGTCACGGACATTAGCTATTGCCTGGTTTCTCCATGCGCCACCATCCGCTTCAAAAATAGCGCCTGTCGGACCTTTTTTCATACGGAAAATGAACTCACTAGTTGGTTGGTTAACTTCCAGGAATGTTCTGTACGGTGCTAGGGTCACTGGATTTGGTACCAATACATCATCAGCGGATGCTATGCCGGTTTTGATTGTAACGGCTTGTGCAAACCCTGTATCACCCGTTTGACGCACATCTTCTTCTTGTACATTGCCTACTACCTTCAGTAATACTTCACGATCTGATGTAGGGGTAAATTTTGATTGGAGAGCAATTATAAGCTCTTCTGTTTGATGAAAATGTTCATAGTGAAACTTTGGAATAATTGCCTTCGCTGTAACCAATGTCTCCCGTCTACCTTCAACATCCAGAACACCTTTCAAATGAACCGTTCTTTCATCAAAGACTTGCAAGTAAAAGTTCGCTTGCTGTTTTTCAAGATTGGCTTTGATATAGCCAATCATCCCAGTTAAGGTATTCACTTCTAAAGGCTCTGCTGCACGTGAAATCAATGGGCGGATTTCGTTATGATTTCCTAGGTTATCAATAACAAAGGTTCTTTTAACACCAGACTCGTCAACTGAATCTACGAATCTTTCATTTGGGCGAATGGACAAATCTTGCAAAAATTTAATAGCTTCTTTAATCATGTGGATTACCCCCTGTTTTCTTGTAGATTAATAATTTTGCGTTTTTGCTCTTGCTCAATGACATCGACTGGTTCACCAACACCTGTTTTTTGAACCAAATCATCATCGAAATAGGTTTGACCAGGAATCTTAGATTTCAATTCCTTGGCTTCGATAGCCCCTGTTTGTAAATCACGGCCTGTTAATACGGTCATAGAAACGCCCTCTACATCAGCAAGCTTTGTTGTAAAATCGCTAGAGACAGCAATTGTTTGGCGATTATCATCTGGCTTAAATTCCAGCTTGATTGTAATGGAGCGCTTGTCCTTTGCTTTTGTATTCTTGTCGTGAATATTGTTGAACACCTTTTGTAACTCGTAATCTAGTTTTTCCTGAATAGCTCCATTGGCTAAATCAGATAATGGCAAATCAATCTTTTTTTGCGCCATGAACTTTTTTCCTCCTTATTTACCAATCAGTTTAATAGCTCTCTCCAACAAGTCTTTATCCGTATCTCTTACGAGTGTCTTTAAGCCTTCTAACCCTTTGGCCACATCCGCTTTTTCTTCATCCGGTGCATATTTTTTTAAGATGATTTGATTCCCATCAATAAATATTTCAAGTGCGTCTCTTTCAGCAATGTCAAACGTACGACGTAACTCCATTGGAATGACTACTCGTCCTAATTCATCAACTTTACGAACAATACCAGTAGATTTCATATTATTTATCCTCCCATTTAGCAACTGTATTTTTATGTGCATTTAATAGTAATTTGTATCTTTCCCAGCCAGTCAATTTGCGCCATTCTTTATTAATGATCAACATTCGTGAATCCCCCATTCATTTTTACAATACGTGGACCACCATACTTCTTTTCGATTTCTTCACGCTCCATGTTATGATGCATACGACAATGCACTTTTGTAATAATTGAGCCTACATGACCACAACCAGGAACAGGACAAACTAAGAAAGATTCGCCTACAGGTGCACTCCATACCTCACCTGTTTTCATTCGTCATCCTCACTCCAGTGGATATAGAGCTTATTTATATCTGGAAATCCACTTCGTACACGATAGCCGGCTTGATTTAATTGTTCTGCAAACACATCAAGAATACGCGGATCTTCTTCATCAATGATTTTAAAATTAAAATGTGAAAATCCAGCTTCAGCGCTTTCTTCAATTCCTTTAATTAATCTTTTAAAAGACTCGCTTTCAAGTGCTGCCACTTTAAATTTTTCATATGACTCTTTGGATACTTGTGAAATTTTTTCAGCAGATTGTAATTTCAATTTACTCACTTCCTTTTCTGGTATTCTCTTAACTCCCGGTACAACTTCAAATACTTCCACCGAGGAAGGTGTGCGATTAAAAGTATTGTTATAGACAAGGTAATGCCATTCATCTTCTCCTTTAATCTTTTTATCCGCACTAACTGGTCCATATATTCGACCTAGTGAGACACATTCGCTTTCTGAATACACGGTCGGTCGAACGTAGTCACCTTCTCGTGCAATACGATCTACCTTGCGAAGCTTCAACCCTTCATACCAGATAAGTGTTTCTGTTTTAACTGCAACTGTTTCTTTCATTGCTAAAACGTCTTGTTTCAACCTGTCTAACATTTCGACAATATTGTCCAAATAATCATTTTTCAATGCTTGTTCGTACATGATTTTACCTCCTTAATTTCTAATTCTGGTAAACTATTACTAGAAAGGTAGGTGAAATAATTTGAGATTCGACGCGGCAATTGTCAAAGAACAAGGTGTAACTTTTACAGTACTATTAGTAAAGAATGGCATTATTAATTCTTCCGATAGAGAGAATGTGAGAAGTAATGCTCCGAATAACTTTCCAAGGCCTGTTGTTTTAGCCGAACAACGTAGAGATGGAAGAATGCTTTATCATGGAAGAAATGATATTGTCAACTTTTTATCACATGTTACTTATCATCAATTACCTTGGAAGACATTTTCTTTATAGGTTCAGGTTTTATATTTTGCAGATCACCCAAAGGTATATCCATACCAGAAATAACATCTAAATACTTAGCTAATCTTTCAAGCTTATCCTCACTTTCTGTTACAGCAGATTGTGAGGTTTTTTGTTTTTCTTCCACAGTTAAGTTCCTCCTTAATTTCTAATTCTGGTAAACTATTACTAGAAAGGCAGGTGATACATATGGGAATAAAATTTAACTTTGACGCCAAAGATTTTGAGAAATCAGTAAAAAAGGCTGCTCTAGAAAAGGTAAAAAAGGAAGGCGTCAATATTGAATGTCCAAACTGTAATAAAACAATAAAAATTAAAAATTTAAAAGCTACTTGCAGTTGTGGACAAGAAATAACTCTTAATGTTGATTCAATTTAACAGAAACATCTATTTCCATTGAAGCTAGTTCGTCCACCAACGAATTAGCTTCTTCTAATAATTGATTAAGCTTTTTTACTTTTTGTTGTACTTGCTTAAAACTATTAGAATTTGTTAATTCTAACTCCACTTTAAAAGTTCCTAATGGTTTCTTCATGCCGCCACATCCTTTCATAATTTAGATTTGTTTTCAATTGTTGGTACATTTTTGTTCCTCGTTTGATTTATACTTTCTGGTAAACTATTACTGAAAAGGTGGTGATTGATATGAAACTAAATCATGATTGTGTAAGAGACCTGTTAATGGCTGTTGAAGAATTACCTAATATAACTATGCTATATTCTCTTGTATACCTGAGCGAAAACGGGCATTTAAAGAACTGCGACTATTCATTAGATGATTTAGCATATACCGCTAGCCGATTACGTGAAGCCAATTATTTGCATGCCAGCCCTAACCAATCTGCTGATTATTACTATGTTAAAAACTTAACTTATGATGGACATTTATTCCTCGATAGCATTCGAGACCCGCTCATCTGGAAGAAAACAAAAGAGGCGACCTCTACAGTAGCTAGTGTGTCTCTTAAAACAGTATTTGAACTTGGTACTCAGCTCGGCACTCAATTCGTGAAAAAAGCTATCGGTTTAGATTAAACACGTTTGACTATTGTTGTACGTTTTTCTGGGTTCTTTTCTAAAACCTCTATAAAAGGATTTAGCATACCTACTAATAGAGCTACTGTTTCCTCATAAGTGAAATTATTCTTTTCAAGTTCTTCAATAACAACATTCGTTGTTGTTATTATTTTTGAAACAGAAGCTAACAAAGAAATTTCATTTAATTTTACTTCCTCACTTTCTGCGGCAACAGTTTGTGGGGATTTTTTATTTCTCTCCATTTCTGTTATCCTCCTCTGGTTTGTGAGCTATCATAATCCCCATCAAAAACGTAAAGACTGGCAGTATGATGTTTAACGCTAGTGTGGTATGGTCCATCTTGTTACTCCTTTAAGAAAAAATTTTATAAAAATTTTCTTCCAAAAACTTTGACATCTTGCTAGCTAAGAAACTCCACTTTTCACCTTGTGTTTGAGGGTAATAAACGAATTCTTCTAGTTGTCTTTTAAACTGTGGTCGATACAATATTTTTTCTTGTAGCCATAGTCTCTTCATTCCAGTACGGCTTTCCAAGTCTTGCATTGACCAATAAACACCTCTAAGAGATTCTTCTTTTAAATTCTCAAGTTCTACTTTAGAGATCAACACCATATCGGCAGGTACCTGTATATCCAATTCAACCTTCAGACGTTGTTGCATTTCCACCCTCCTCAACTTCATGATTCATGAAGTTTTGTGGTAAAAAAATTTCATCCAGTGATCTTTTGAATGTTTTACAAATCATAAACATTTCATTCATTTTGAATTGAGATAAACCATTTTCTTTGTTGATGTAGGTACGTGCATCGATTCCTAGCAAATCAGCCATATCTTGATACGTCAACTCGTTATATTTCCGTAGCTTTCTCAACTCGTCCAACTCTGGCAAACAAATCACCTCTTTCCTTAACTTATAATTTCATAATACATGAAGTTTTACGTACGGTCAACAAATAATTTCATAATTCATGAATATTCCTTCATGTATTGTGAATAATATATCTTGTTAGGCGTTATTTCAATATTAATTTGTGATAAACTACAGTGTGGAGGAGGTGCCAAAATGAATGAAATTGAATTAAAAAAATATGTAGGTAACCGTATCAAAGAAGAGCGTAAAAAAAGAAGAATGAGTCAAAAAGAGCTCGGAGAAAAGATTGGTGTAAAGCATAACACTATATCATCTTACGAAAACGCAACGAATGCTCCTGAGCAAGAATCTTTATTTAAAATAGCGAAAGCATTAAATATATCTGTGGACGATTTGTTTCCACCATTTGAGAAAGAAGAACAAGGCAAGCAAGAGTTCGGAAAAGCTTTGCAATTAGCTGAAAATCTAAATATAAAAGACATTAATCTTTTAAAAGAAATGATAGAAAAAGCCCTATCTCTTGAGGCAGATGATAGGGAAAAGTTTTTTGACAATATTCGCTTTGCAGTCGAGTTTTTCAAAAACAATGAAAAAATTTAATGATTGGATTTTTACTTATTACCAACCAACTTTACAAATTCGATCAATAACTTTAATTCTTCATCACTCATGAGGACCGCCCCTTTTTTAGAAAAATAATTCAAAGAAGTTGAGGTGTCTGTTTGGCTTTTATAGTCGGTAGATGCCTACTCCGTGACCACCTAAAATCTAAGAATATGACGCAGTGGCAACTTGCAGAAAAGTTAGAAATTACAGAACAGCAAATTAATAAGTACGTGAATAATAGACAATACATGTCCATCCAAGTTGCTAAGAATATTTCAGCGATTTTAGGTTGTACCATTGAAGATCTTTATGAATGGAAGGAAGTAGGCGGATATGAGTAGATATTTAATGTCTACTCACCGACCAAACCAAGCCGAACGGCTTTGTTTTAATATACCATAAATAAAAAATAATAATGGCGATTTCCGACACAAATTTAATTTATCCAGTAAAAAATGAGCCCTATACCAATCTTTATATTCATGATAACATATATGGGAACATTTGTTCTAAATAAATATTACCAAAAGACGGAGGAAAAGTCGTGGCTAGTGTAACAAAGCGTGGAAAACGATGGCAATATTCTGTTAGTAACTATATTGATGGAGTAAACAAACCGATTAGAAAAGGCGGCTTTAGAACAAAAAAAGAAGCTCAAATTGCTGCTGCAGAATTGGAAGCAAAAAAAAATAAAGGAGAAATAATTATAGAGAAGGATATACCTTTTGCAGAGTTTTTTGAAAAGTGGGTTTCAACTTATAAGAGTAGCTTGCATAAAAACACTTTATTAAGATATAGCAATTCATTAAATTGGATTAAGGTGTACTTTAAGGATAAACCAATTCAAAAAATAACTGCATTTGAATATCAAGAATTTTTAAACTGGTTTGGAGAAGGAAGGAGTTATGCAAGTGTTGAAAAGCTAGATAAACACGCAAAAGCATGTTTAACTTATGCACATGATAATGGATACATCTCAAAGAACATCACTAAAGGAAGGAAACTAAGCGCCAGTAACAAGGGCAAAAAACCAAGTGAAAAACATTTAAATTATAACGACTCAGTTAAACTTTATAATTACTTAATTAATAATCTGCAACATGAATTTCGAAATAACTATTGTTTACTTCTTGCCCTTGTATCGGGTGCTCGTTTTGGTGAGCTTGTAGGACTTATCTGGAATGACTTTGATTTTGAAAATAATACAATTAATATTAATAAAACATGGGATTACAAAAAACAGACGGGATTTGAAGCGACCAAAAATGAAGAATCAATCAGAGTAATAACGATTGAATCCAATACCATGGAAAAGTTTCAGCAACTATTATCATCCACAGGAGAAAATGGCGATACTCTAGTATTTAAAAGCAGAACAATTAATGGACATAGCATCACTAATGAAGGTACCAATAAGAAACTTTCACGCATCTTAAATGATTTAGGCATAAATCAGATTTCTCCTCATGGTCTCCGTCATACACACGCGAGTGTACTTCTATACAAGGGGTTAACAATATATTATGTTTCAGAACGATTAGGTCACAAAGATATACAAACCACATTGCAAAGTTACACTCATGTCCTTGACGAGATGCGCGAACGCGATGATTCCAAAGCACTAAAGGTTTTCGAGGAAATGAATATTTATAAAAATAAAAATGTGTAA